ATGTTCGCACTGGTTTTATTTGTCTGTTATCTGGATGGCGGATGCGACGATATCGTCGTAGAGCTTTTTAATACCGAACAGCAGTGCGAAGTGGCCATGGACAGCCAGAAAATTCGCCACGGCGGCTGCTATCCGGTGGAAGATTTTATCGACGGCTTCTGGCTGCCTGCTCAGCAGTACAGCGATTTCTGACGGCTACTGAAGCTGTACCAGCGTCAGCGTATTGCCAAAAACCGCGCCGGTATCGATGTAGTGCTGATTAAAAAAGGTTTTGGCCTCCTGCAACGGCGTATGTCCGAACCAGAACTCATCCGCCCCGGTAATGGGGCCGCCCCGGCCCTCCAGGTGACGGGTCAGCCGCTCGCGGCTCCATACCGTACGGTGGGCATCTACCGGCTTCTGCCAGACATAATGGGACGAGGGATAGTCGGCATGCGCAACGACCTGAACCTTACCGGCGCTGTGCAGCTCAAGGATTAACGGCAGTCCAGCGCAGCGGCGCAGGCGTGCCACAGCATCCCGCTGCGGCTGTTCCGCAAGCTGGTTCAGCCAGTCACCGCCGTTTATCTGCCACAGCATCCCGTCGCGGGCTTCCAGAGCCTCCAGCGCCATCTCCTCATGATTGCCGCGCACCGCGCGAAACCAGGGTTTATCCAGCAGCGCCAGGCAGCCAGCGCTGTCGGGCCCGCGATCGATCAGATCGCCAACCGAGACCAGCAGATCCTGCCAGGGATGAAAACGCCTGTCCCGCAACGCGGTCGCCAGCTGCTGCAGGCAGCCGTGTAGATCGCCAACCAGCCAGATATGACGCCAGGCGGCACCATCGATTCTCTGATACACAGATCGCCTCCTGGGTTAAGTATAGCGTCCGCGATTGATGAGATAATCACCAGGTTCACTGGAAAATTTCCACGCTTTTTCCTAAACCGCACGTAAGGTTTATCTTAAGGTTAAATTAAGCAAGTTCTGCTAATCACCCCGCCGCGTTAATCTTTATGTTGCACCTGATGTTTGTTAAGAGGTGCGTCGTGTTCCTGAATCAATCCCCCATACTAAAACAGTTCATTATTTTTCTGGCTTTAGCCATCTGCATTGCCCTGAGCACCAGCTTTTTATTTATCGATGTGTTCTGGCTCCATAATCAGGTGAAAGAGATATCGCTAACCGAAATTTCCCAGGAGCTCTTCCTGTTGGCGAACGTGGTTATCTTTATCTTCTGCGCCCGCCGTTCGCCGGGAATGCGCGGTGGATTACTGCTGATTGCCGGTTTCTATGCCGCGCTGTTGATCCGCGAGCTGGACTCCTTTTTCGATATGCTGCACCACGGCGCCTGGTTTTGGTTCGCCCTGGCTTCCACCGCCCTCTTCCTGATCCTGGCCGCTAACTGGCACGCGTCTGTGAAACCGGGGCTGCTGGCTTTTACCCGCCATCCCTGCTTTGCCCATACCACATCCGGTATGGTGATAATCCTGGTGTTCTCACGTCTGTTCGGCATGACTGAACTCTGGAACGGCCTGCTCCAGGGGGGTTATCTGAACGTGGTGAAAACGGCGATCGAAGAAGGCACAGAACTGATCGGCTACACGCTGTGCCTGTTCTCCAGCGCCTGGTTTGCGCTGAGCCTGCAGCCTCAGCGCCTGGTTGCGCCAGAGCGGGAAGCCCGGGTCACGCGTTTTAATACCGGTCGGCACGAGCCGGAAGTCTGGGCCAGGGAGAGCGCCTCCCGGTCGTAACGGACCAGGCCGGCGTCTCTCACGCCGGCCTTTTTGATCAGTTGCCGTGCTGCAGCATAGGGTAGGTAAAGAACAAGGCGTGGCACAGATTAAGCGCGAAGTGCAGTACCGTGGACACCCACAGCCTGCCGCTCCATAGCCAGGCCATCCCATAGAGCACACCGGCAAGCGTGGCGAATACCACCAGCAGCACGCCTCCCGCCGTATGCATCAGCCCGAAAATCACTGCGCTCAGCAACAGCGCCAGCGGCGCCGTCATCACGCCACACAGCCGTTGCAGCAGCCAGCCGCGAAACAGCGCCTCTTCCGCCAGTGATACAAAGAACAGGTTGGCGAAGGCAAAAGGCAGCAGCCACTGGCCCTGATGCAACTCCAGCCCCAGCCCACCCAGCGCTACCGCCACCAGTAGCAGCGCCGGGACGCCCAGCACCAGTAGCAGCCACTGCCAGAAAACAGCCCGTTTTAACGGCTGCGCCACAAATAGCGTGGGCAGACAGCACAGCAGCAGGAACGGCACCAGCGCTTTATCGAAGTTAAAATACATCGTAAATGGGGCGCTGCGCGGCCCGGAGTGAATTCCATCAAGAACTTTGGGATTGTTAAACCCGGGGATCAGATGCAGCATCAGCGCCGCTGCCGCAACGACCAGTACCACCTCAAGAGCAATTTTGACTCCGCGCCGCTCACGCCATTTAACGCAGGCAACCCCCAGCAGCGCCATGACCACCAGCGCGATAATGCCCACTGGCTGCACAACGCCACTGACAACGCCCCAGACGGCAGAACCCACCAGTAACGCCAGCGCCAGAGGCAGGTAAAAGCGCAACGCCAGCAGCGCCGCGGCCAATAAAATCCACATTATCGTTCTCCTTGTGTCGATGATATTGGCCGGATTATGCCTAACAGGAAATTCTTAACCAAAATAAAAACGCCAGGCAACGCCAAACGGTCCCCACAGACACGCCTGTGAGGACCACAATCAGCACTGGAAACGGGGCCTGTCAGGCAGAGATATCCAGATCGTAGGTCTGGTAGAAGGCATTGCCGGTATCAGCCACCAGCCAGATAAGCACCACAACATGATATCCGGATTTTCCAGCGGGAATTATCAGTTTATGTTCATCCTTCGCAGGCAGCGGATAACTCCAGTAAGGCGCTTCGGTATAAACATCTTCAAAAAAAGGTTTCTCTTCTAATTGCGACCGGGTAACAGGTGCGGAGGGATCCCAGCCATCTTTAGTAATAAAGGCAATATACCCCCTGGTTGGATGTGGCGCAGTATATTTCCATTTAATTGTTAATTCTTGCGAAGCCTTAACCGAAATTCTTGGCCAGGGCTGTTTCCCCTCTTCTTTTAATTGCTGATCGGTATAATTTAGTTTTTTACGAATATCAGAACGCCCACCGCTTAGAATAAGGCCATCTGCAGGTGGCGTCTCGCTCCATACGTCAGTACCTTCGTAATGGGCCTGGCCTGCAACGGTATCAGGGAAGTTTTTTCCTCCTTCTAACTCATTGGCATGATCTTCCTGGAATTCAGTCCAGTACTGGATAGCATGAACGGCGCGGGTTGGCGGATCATAAGCATGACCATGAAACGGGGTGATATTACTCATTTGGATACCTCCTTCTGAATGGACTTTTTTAATATAGACCGCCGAACCGCCGCCCACCAATTAAGGGAAGGTTAAATTTTTATTTATTTCTCGAGAAACAAGAACCACCAATATTTATTAATGAGTTACGATCACCCACGCAAAAAAAATCAGATGGTTAGTAAAACAAAACATTTTATTTTATATTATTCGAAGCGGTGTAAATTTTTGATGCCATACTGTTCAGCCAGCATGGCAGGGATATAAAAAAACCATTGAAAACAATCTGCGTTACCTGCCGACGAGGTGAGCACCATGAGATTGACCGTCTGGGGGCAGCGTTCATCCTTATCGACGACACCGGCATCATCAGGTCGGTCATCACATCCGACAAAAAAATTCTGTCAGCAACTTGTAAATGAATCGTTAACCGTGTTACAACGATTCAGACCCAGGGTGAGAGCGAACAGTCACTATCGCCCGCCCGGTCGGGGCAGGCGCAACAAAAACAACAGATAAAAAAAGACCGAATACGATTCCTGTTTATGGCATATCTCAATATTTCAAACTAAAATCAATAAGTTACGCTGTAAAACACCACAAAACACACCTACCAACACATACCAAAACAACCGTTCAAGATCAAACGGTTGCCATTTCTTTCGAGACGGCGACGGGATAACTTCGGTTAGTCGTCCCGCCCTCCGATCCACATTCCAAATCTGAACGCTGCTCATTTACTGAGCGCCAATCCGTGGCATCATGTCAGCGCATAAATCTTTCATCTTCGGCGCGTTGTGAGTAGTGCGCCGCTTTTTATGATGTTTGCTCGGGTGGCTGTTGTTTCTGATTCCAGATGCTGTCCAGTGGCATCCCGACACGCACGGAAACGTACTGATCGGACGGTATATCGATAGGGTCGCCGTCAGTATACCCATCCCGTTCATTACGCGCCCACACCGGGGCGGTTGGGTGCGTTCTATGAAATGTTTTTACCAACACTGAACCATCAGCATTAACATCATAATCGAGCCACAACAGCGGCTGCTTATTTCGGTCTGTCGGTATATCAAATCCGCCATCTATACCGCCCCACTCCGCATCCGAATTAAGCCCCTGGCAACCCTCTATTAAATATTTTCCTATCCCCTGGCGAATAACAGTCACGCCCTCAGCTTCATCCGTAAAATCAAATGAACCATCAGTAAATAATTTAACTACCGGGCTGGCTGCTTTTAATGTTCCATCGCTGGCTTTGGTTGTGTTTCGGTTATTGTAGAATATTGTCCAACCTGACCATGATCCACTACTTCCATTATAAAACCTGGTCCCCAGGTGAACCGCAGATAATCCACTGTCAACAACCCAGTCAACCAAAAATGAATGATTCCATCCGAATTTAGAAACTGACGCCCAGTGCTGACCAGTAATTCCCGGCCCCGAACTCATTCCAACCGCCGCCGCCGATCCGATCGCATAATCACCTGGGGACAAAGAATTAAAATTGCTACCGAAGTCCGATGCAACATTACTAACCAAGCCAGGCTGAGATTTCGCGTGAGCAGCCCTAACTTGATTTGATTTCGGTATATTAGATCCTGTATCCCCTGTGTTATTAATCGCTGCCGTACCCAGCCCTAAATTATTGCGCGCATCAGCGGCGGTTTTCGCGCCAGTGCCACCCTGAGAAATAGAAAGCGCTGTAGTCAGCCCCTTTAATTCGGTTATATCAGAATTAACTCCACTGGCCGCTTTCCCGACCATATCGTCGGTCAGCTTCTTGAATGATGAGATGGTGACCTCCCGCCCATCCGGTGCGGTGATCGTCACAGACCCGTCACCGGTCATGATTTCCTGCCAGCCGTCCATCTGCGACTGGTAGTAGCCGAGCTGGGCCGCCAGCATGTTCGCAAAATATTGCACGCTCTGGGTTTCGGCCACCAAGACGCCGTAGGCGCTACCGGAGAACGCCCGGGAAACAGGCCTCGTCACCGTAATCTGCGTATCGCTGTCTACCCTGGCGATAGCGTACAAATCGACGGTACCGGCGCCATAAATCGCGATTGTGCACTGCGGGCCAATGCCGTTTCGCTGGTCGGCCCATTTCGTGCCGGATCCGGTGATCGTGGTTGCGTCTGCGGTCGCGCTGACGGTGCCGGTTTCATACATCGACATAGTGAATTTCTCCCATAAAAAAAGCCCCGCGAAAGGGCTTTTGCAAAAACGGTCGTTTTTGAAAAAAAGAAAACCCGCCGTAGCGGGTCAGAATTCGGTTACTTCTGGCATGTCGAACTGACAAAATTGCCCTTGCTCACCCATCGCCAGTTAAAGGGGTAGCCAGCCTTGTATTGCGTTTGGTTCGCCACACTGCGGACGCCGTAAATGTGCACAGTCGTGTGCTGGCCGCCAATCATCGCGACCGCCTCGCATACCGGATCCTGCGGCTCTATAAGCGATGAGCAACCAGCCACTAAAAACGCCAGAGATAAGATAATTGCTCTCACGGTAGTTCCCTCTTCTGTTATTTCATACGAAGTTAACAGCCAGGCGCAAATTCATCCAATTGGTTTTGTAGATCAATAAGCCGTGATTGGTAGTTTTCATCGATCAATCTTATTTAATAGCGGGAAACGTCAGTAATTAAATATCTGTTTCGGTAATTAATATAGCCTGGATTAAGCAACCCGGAACCTGGTGATATACCTACAACAGCTTTTATTCTTGTATTACCACCTGAGTAGTACGCCATTGATGTTTGTATTGTTTGAAACGGAATCGGCTGAGCCGATCCTGCCATGCCAATGACATAACCAACCATTCTTGGCATTACGGCCCATTTTCCAGATTTAGTTACATCCAGTTTTGTCCCGCTGTTATTTTCATTGGAAGGATCTCCAACAGCCTCCACGTCAGTTAATACCTTTGTTTCATTGGTCAATATACAAACCCCATTAGCATCCCAGATTGCCATGCCCCACTCTGGTGGAGTCTGAGGCTCAACAGAAAAAAAATACGCATCTATAGTCCCACCCTCGACACCCAAATAGTACGCGCTTAGCGTGCAAACACCATTATCCAGCGAAGCAGTGATGGCTGTGGATGCGGCGTTTGTTTCTGGTGCTGCCCGGTTGTGGGTGATGAATGGAATCATTGGGCGAGTTGCGTCATAGTTAACAGCAACCTCAAACGTACCATTTGCAAGGGTTTTCTTCTCGATTAGGGAAAGAGGCATAGAATCAGGGGTGACAAACACCCCGCCGTCTACTGTTGTTAGGTATGCTCCAAAACTCATCACTTACACTCTCACAGCAATTACCAGACAAAAAACCTCCGATGCCTGATCCGCATCAACGCCATAATATCCAGCACCATCCTTGACGCTGACCGTTCCGCCACTGATTACGAACCGGCGGCGCGCAGTTGTATCAAATGCAAAATTAAGACTCACTGGCATTACATCAAGTTTACAACCAAGCGGGACCGTAAAATTATAATCCCCGGTGATTTGATTTTTATTAAGACGAAATGTGCCAACAACGTTAACGGGATTTATTCCATAGTTATTGGCGTTACCATTTGCATCCCATGTTTGAACACCCCATATTTCAACCGTACCCGCCATAACACCCCCTTTACCAAACGCCCGTAATTTTACCAACCTGAACGCGCAACCGACCGTTAGCATCTCGAACAGAAATGGTGGTATTAGTTTGCTTCATTGCACCGGATGAATCACTACCATAGTTTTCAAACGTACCGTTTTTATCCAGACGCCAGCCTGTTTTCCCCGACACGTAGTTATTCGACTGAATATAGCTACCGATTTTTGCGTTAGTAATCGTGCCATCACCGATAAACGCATCATTAATAAACACCTGCCCGTTTTGAATGGCAAACGGTGAATACGTCTTGCCACCAGCCTGGCTCATCACTGCAAACCGGTCGGCGAGAAACAGGATCTGAGATTTCACACTACCATCGGAAACCTCTACGCCTACAGCCATTCCAGCAGAATAATAGGTTCCATTATAGGTAACTCCGGCATTAACGCTATAAACAGCCGACCCCGTACCGGCATTATCAAACTGGGCTGTGGCCTTGGTCTGAATTGATGCCTCCTGCTCATCAAATTTAGCTGTTACCAGTTGTTGATATTCTGCAAAAGCTTTCTGGTCGCTCGCCTGAACAGTGCGAATCTCCAGTATTTCCGCCTTAGCTTTGCCGTTTTCTCTACGCCAGCGTTGGATATCGGCATCGTTCGCCAGTGCGTTCGAGATTATCGCATCGGTATTGGTATTTATCTGTTCTGTGAGCGCCCCCCCAGCTTCAGTTGTCAGGACATCATCACCGATCGCTTCCAGTATATCGCTCGCGTCAGCGCTGGACTGTCCTCGCACCCATTCGGTATAACCGGATTCATTCCCCGTTTTATCGACCAGTTGAGCCCGGAACCAGAACACCTGCCCTGCACGCAACCCCATTTGCTGATAACTACTCTGGGGATAAGGAACATCGGCCAGAAGTATTGCAGCATCATCACTGCCAATATTGCTGTATTGAATTTCAGTTTTCAGTGTATCAGCAGTGTTTGCAGGAAATCCCCATGAGAGATTAATACCAAATAACACATCATCAGACGCAGCAAACCCCACTGGCTTGGGCGGGTTCCCCACCTTCCCGGTCAATGTCTTCTCTTCCGAGTACCCCCATCCTGACGATATTTCAGAAGCATTAATCGCCCGCACGCGTGCCAGATAGCGCCCGGCGTAGATAGATGGCACTTCAAACGATGTCGTAGAACTGCGCGGAACGTTTACCCAGTTGCCGTCGTTCCGACGCCACTGTGCCTCGTAGGCTATAGCGTTGTCGGCCTTGTCCCAAGTAACCGTCATCGTTTCCAGGCTGATCCCCTGATTCACGACCGAATAGCTCCCAATCACAATATTCGCCGGGGCCGATTGATTACCCGGAGGAATGACGCTGATCGGGCGCTCGTCGATAATCGCGCCGGTATCGATGCGGGCGTATTTGTCAGGGTCATGGTATGCGGCGGTAATCGTGTATGTGTTGTCATCGTTGTCAGTGACGGTCACGACACGATATTGCTGTGCATACAGAGCATCCGACTCAATCACCCACACAGCACCGGCGGCAGGAGTCTCACTATAGGCGGTGGTTACTGTCACAACGTTACCAGACACTGACTGGATCGTGCGCGCCTGGGATACACCGCTGGGCAGGTTGATTAGCATCCGATCGCCATTGGCCGCCGTCGGCGCTCGGTCCAGAGTAATGGACCGGCCATTGACCGAGGATACGCGGCCGCCCAGGTCTTTTCCGGACAAGTTGCGATCTGACACAGCGATGATATAGCCCGGCTGCGGGATGTTCCCATCGAGGCCCACATCAAACGTCACCACCCGATCTTTATTGTTCGTCAGAATCCCCCAGCGTCCTTTCCTGTTCGCTTCTGACTGTCGCGTACAGCCGATGGCTGTAACTTCAAGCTGGTTAAAACCGTACCGGCGCACCAGATCCTGCTCAAATACCGGCTCCATGGCATCAGCATAGGCATTTGCTGGATCTGACCAGGAGACTAACGACGTGGTGTAACGGCTCTTTGTCGTGCTGCTGGAGTACGTGAAACGGCCATCAATAACGTTCGCTGCGGTATAGCAGAAATCAACATCGCGCGGCATGTCAGCAAGACAGACGATCTGATCGCCGCCCCAGTACGTCATGCCGCGAAATATCGCGGCGAAATCGCGCAGAACGGTATATGCCTCGTTGCGGTCCTGAATGTACACATTGCAGGTATAGCGCGGCTCTGTGCCGCTACCGCCCTTCCCATCCGGCACCATCTGATCGCAGTACTGCGCCACCTGGTAAAGCATCCATTTGTCGATGTTCTCGGTAGTGAGGCGGTTACCCAGGCCGAAGCGACCAGACACAACAAGATCGTAAAAAACCCATGCGGGGTTATCAGTCCACGCCCATTTAAAATTACCGGTCCATGTACCGATGTAGGTTCTGGTTTCCGGGTCATATGTATCCGGCACCCGGATTACACGCCCGCGCGGCTCGCACGAAATCTGGGGAATGGAGCCGTTAAACTGGCTGGAGTCAAATTCGACGTATAGCAACGCAGTGTTCGGATAGCGCAACTTCGCGTCGATAACCTCGGTGTAGCTCTCCAGAGACATTTTATCGCCGATCTTGGCGCTGTTAGCATCGGTGGTGATTTTGCGAACGCGAACAGTCCAGGTGCTGCCAGCCTGCGGCAAATCGACACGGTGACTGCGCTCATAACCAGACGTAGTTTTGCCCGTTACTGAGGTATTCAGCACCGTCGTCCAGGTGCCGCCATCGGTCTGCAAATCGACGGCATAGTTGATGGAGTAGCCAACCAGATCCCCGGAATCCTCCTGTTTAAAGAGGCTCGGCCATTTGAGGCGCAGCCGCACCGCAGATAGTTGGGTATTAGTAAATGTATGGGTCCAGGCCGTGGCGCTCGAAATCTCAGCACCAACGTTGATTTCGTTCTCTGTGCCGGGAATCCCCTGTATGTAATTTTGTGCCTGCGTACCGGCACGAAACTCCCAGGCTACTCCACCGAAATTATCAGAGCCATCCGCGTTCTGTAGCGGCGTCCCGTCGAGATAAATATCCTGCGCTGTCAGTGCGCCAGCGAACTCCCCCTCGCCCAGCGCCAGGAGAATTTTCGCTTTCGCTACTGACTGGAGATCGTCCGGCTGTTCAACCGGCGTGCGCTGTTTTGAACTGCCGCCTTTGCGGCCTTTGATTGCGGTTGCTGTTGCCATATTGCGCCCATAAAAAAGGCCACCGCATGGGTGGCCACTGTTTGAATATCAGGATGTTGCTTTTAGGTATCCCTGGATAAGGTAAGGTCTCAGCCCGCCCATGCCGACACATGGGCGCACACAGCAAAAGGAGGGATGGCTGATTACCTCTGATAAGGACTGGAAATGGATAAAAAGTTTGTTAATTTCGGATTCACGATGTCACCAGAAATTCCAACTAATACGGCTCTTGAAATTGTGGCTATAAAGAATGTCTTGATGTGCATTCTTGCTCACATGCCTGAGAAGAGGAAGGTGATTACTGATGAATTATCAGCCATTGATAGTGATATCATGAGGGATATCGTGAAAAACATCAGACTAATGGATCAACAGTAATATCCATTGTTGCTCTATATTTTTTTGTGGCCTGTTGCTGGGCCACTATTTGCTGAAGGTCATGCGTGGCCGCCTGCGCCGCATGCTGCACTACCGTAACCAGTTCGTTTGATTCCCGTGCCTGCTGCTTTAACTCAGACACTTCCCGCTCCAGTGCTTCAATTCGTTGTTCTAAAGTCATAATAAGCTCCTGCCTTTCGGCAATTGGTTAGTTAACTTACTGCTCATCTTCGACATAAATACCCGCCGAAATAATAGCCCCGCCTATTCGGCGCCGACCATACAAACACCCTACCGGATACCCCTGTGCCGCTGTATTGGTCACGCTGCCGAATGCATACGAGGCCCGGTTGTCGGGGTCCTGTTTGCTGGCCAGTCCGGTAGTCTGCGGGGAAAGCATCTGGACTACACCGCCGACCATCATTGATGCACCGCTAAATCCGATCCCCCAGGCGCTGGCGGAGCCAATGACACCTGCCCCAGCCGGCCCCATCATAACAGCAGCAGCAACGATGACAGCTCCCAGTATGGTTTGTAATAGCCCTGCCCGCTTACTACCGATAATGACAGGTGCAATCCGAATATCCTGATCGCTCCTGTCCATCTCCAGCTCATCCTGCACCAGATTCCGGCGCCCGCTGAATACTGCATACGTCAACCCACGCTGTTTGCTGGTATTAAGGAAGCGCTCGAAGCCCGGAATGATTACGCATAGTGCACGGATAGCTTCGCGTGGCGACGCTACGGCGAGCCGGTGCTCGCGCCCAAACGTGGTACCGAGTACGCCATAAAGACGTATCGTGCGCATTGGTTCATAGGTTAATGCAGCCATGTTCTCTCCATAAAAAAACCCGCCGGAGCGGGTCTTGGTTAGATTTCTTTTAGTGTCAGGGCTTTATTGCGTCAAGTCGCTGTTGAATTATATTTTTGACATCATTAGACGTTACCTGCATTTGCTGAACCTGCCCCATTGCCATCTGTGTTTCAACCCACATATCAGCCCAAACTTTAACATCGTTATTGATTTGAGAAATGGTAAATCTTACTTTTGACACAGGAGTAGTGGAATATGCATTCCCAATTAAGGCCTGAGTAAATATTGCGGAACCGCCCTGCTGTTCCCTTCCACAGATAACAGAACTGTTATCTGCCCCATAAATAGTTAGCCCTTGATTGTTACAATAATTAATTAACGCATCCTTAACTTTTTCTTTTGTTGTGGAAGTGTAGAAACCTTCGGGTTTCCCAGATTGGGTTTCTTTTATTAGTTTAGGCTGATTTGCACAACCAGAAAGAACAAGAGCGGCAAATCCAATAATTGCAAGCTTTTTCATCAATTAGCGTCCATATTACATAAACATTCTGAGTTCTCCCAGTACCGGGAGAGGGCGTAGTAATGCAGAAAGCCTACCAGGGTGGGCTATCAATCCTTATCTACATAATTTAACGGTTTCTTCATATAGGGCTGAGGTTAACGCAGGAATGCGTTCATACAAGACATAGGAAGAACCCGCATCATTACCTGTTACATCCAGAACCACGTCATACCCGCCCATAGCTTGGGGTACAAGAATGCTAATGCCATTCTCTAATGGTAAAGAAGTTACGGAGGTGCCATTCCTCGCCCACGTTGATGAAACGCAAGCTGAAAATTCGTTAACATTTTTGTTTGTTACGCCAGTGTCAACCGGCTGTTTTGAACGAACGGAATCCAATGATTTGCATCCTGTTAATGCAAGTATCGCAAAAATGGTTAAGCCGATTTTTTTCACTTCCCCTATCTCCCATCGGTAAAAGATGAGAGTAATCCTAGCATGGGAGCCAGCGATGGTGGGAGGGGATGATCACTTGATTCTATCTTTGAAATACGCCAGCAACGCCGCCTTGATAACCGACTCACCGCTAACACCTGCCTCTGTAGCCAGCCTCTCTACAAGAGCGATGCACTCGTCATCAAGCTCATAGTTGATAGCAAACTCACTGCCTTGCGAATCATCGCTATTTGCCAATGACTTAGCCTCAGATCCAGTTGCTAACCAGTCAAAAGTCGATCTAAGCGCCTTTGCTAGCCTTGCAATTACCTGCTGGCTCGGAACACTCTTCCCTGACTCATATCTTGATATTTGGGCTGGCGCCACCGAGGCCCTTCTGGCTAACTCGCTCTGAGATATCCCTAAAAAAGCCCTTCGATTTACTATCCGCCTTCCTATTTCGTTATTGTCAGTCATGACTACTATTGACTCTCAAGAAACCAATGATTAGTATCATCATACATGACTAGTTATGACTATTCATAGCTATCATGGTCACTATTTTGATGTTCGTTTTATCAAAACAGCGAGGCCCTAACTGCTGGAACAGTCAGGGCCTCCATTCGTCCCCATCCGCACAAAGGATAAAAGACATGACTAGTGTAAACAAAAAGGTATTACTTAACACGCAATCCCGCGCAAATTCTTCTGAATCATCTTTTCCCATCGTCATTTCCGGCATATCCATTCGCCAGGACTCAGAAGGACGCTACTCCGTAAACGACCTGCATAAATCCGCTGGCGGTGAGCGTCGCCATGAGCCTAAAAACTGGCTTAACAACCAGCAAACGCAGGAATTAATTGAGGTTATTGTAAATACTGGAATCTCAGTATTTAGCCCAATCACGTCAAAACGCGGCTGCAAAGGCGGAACATATGTCTGCAAAGAACTAGTTTACGCATATGCAACATGGATAAGCGCAGAGTTTTTTCTCAAGGTTATCAGAGCCTATGACGCCTTAGTTTCTGGCGACACTGAGAAGGCGGAATCCATCGCCAAGACCACTGTTGATGATCGCACTCCCTTACGCAGTCTGGTCAACCGCATCATGGGTAAATACGGAGTTACCTATCAGGCGGTGTATAAGATGGTTCACCGTGAATTTGGCGTTAACCATATCGACGAACTGTCCACTAAGCAGACTGCCGAGGCAATGGAATACCTATCCGCAAAGGTTATCGAGGGTGAGTTCATCAGCAAGGACAGTAATGAGCAGCCACCTAAGAAGCAACCCGATGATAGCCGCTACTACGTCAGGGTAATAATCCGTGATAGCCTCATGGGGACTGCAATAGAGTTAAGCGGGGAAGCTGATTCCCTGAGGGACGCAGCAAACGGAATCGCCACCGACCTGGGATTTAAACCCCATACATTTACTCATGTCCCGATAAATAAGAGGGTGATCAGACGACTGTACTAAAACGTCCATTCAAGCCCGCCGCTCTGGCGGGCTTTACCACCCTCTATAGCAAGGCAATGCAAAAAGCCCGGACTATGCCGGGCTGGTGAGTTCGGGTTTAGTTAAGCTACAGCAGCGCCGCTGATGATGTGCCGAAGCGCTTCGATGCCATTGTCGTTATAGCGGAATGCCTCCACCTGCTTGTCTGAGTGCTTCGACTTGTCCAGAAAGAACTTGCCGTACTGCTCAGTTTTCAGGTTATTAGCGTTGGCTACGCGGCCAATCTTATTCGCCGTCACGCCAAGTTTCTCTGCTACCTCTCCGGCTGTGTAGTAATGCTGCTCAATGACAGGGAGAGGGATAGCATTGAATCCTACGATGGGATTGATGATGCTGGCAGCGGCAGTCTGTTTTGCCTCTGGTGCAAGGTTAGGCATCAGGTCGAACAGGTTGGTAACTGCTTCAACCGTCATTTTCAGCGTGCGAGCCTGGCGATACTCAACAAGACCAGTTGCTGACTTCCCGCTCTTGATGTGCGCTTCCTGCATATTTTCAAGTTTATCCACCAGAGAGCGACGTACCGCCTTAGACTCACGAGCGGCCACGCGGAGCGCTTGCTTGATTGACATATCAATGACGACCATCGAAGTTTTGTTCGATTTTTGCACTACACTTTTTGTGTAGTGCTCGCCATCCAGCTCATCTTCAACTTTCTCGATGAATTTGTTATTGCGAACTTCCGGCTCGCCGCACTGTTTGCGTGCTTCATTGACCATTGCCAGCAGAGACTGGCTGTCAATGGTTTTCTCAGTGACAATAGAGCCTACATTTGCTACATTCTTAGAAGTCATTCAACATTCCTTATGTGAGATAGGGTTTGTGACGTAGCCGCCAGCTGTAACTGGCGGTTTTTCTTTGCGCCATCCCAAGCGCCAATCAGTGAATCCTCCCCTTCTTTTCGTGCTTGCTCAGACTTTCCTCAAGAGGCGCTGTGAAGAAAGACAGGTCAGCCAGTCTTTCGCTAATGTCTCCGCCATGCCTGTAATCAATCAGGCGCAGAGCCTCTTCCAGTCCGCCTCGCCAAATTTCCTTGATGACCTTAATGTTCATGCTGATGGCTCGTGCGTTATATGCGGCCCTGTCAAAATCGAACGCCGGATGTGCATTACCCTGTGCAACTTCGCGGTCGAGGATATCCAGAACCCAGCGGCGGAATTCTTTGGCAATCGGAGTCCGAGAAAACATTGCGATCAGGTGAGCACCGCGAAGAGAGAACACACGAGACTCCTGCATTCCACGAGGGGTGGTCACTTTGACCACCCCTGTCATTTTGTCTGTAAATTCATCGGCATGACGCGAATAGATACGCTGCACAGCCTTCTCATCTGCATAGCCGAGCGCTTTTCCAATTTCGATTGCGGTAAGCCATACCTGCCCGGCCATCTCCATATGAGAGAACGTAGTATTGTGGAAAGTTAACTCGTTGTTCTGTACACTATTCATGTCGATATTTCCTATGCGGTTATTTTCGATAGAAGCCCGGTTAGTGTTAGCGCACTGCCGGGTTTCGCCGTTTTTACTGCCCATTCGCGCGATCCTCTCGCAAACTCTTCGCCAAACGCTGCACAATCGCAGAGTTAATCGAAATGCCATCCATCTCTGCCATGCGGCGTATTTCTTCCTTCATGCGTTCAGGCAGCCTCAGCATGAAGTTTTCACTTTTCTTTCCGGTGTAAAGGATGTCGCTCATTTCACTACCTCGTCATGTTGATATCACGGTGAAATGATTACACCGTGAATCTATCATGTCAAGAGCTATATGACTACACTGTGCTATCACATATCGAAATCACTTGGGGTTAAGATGAAAGGCGCCAGAAATATCGCTCCGTTTGGCCTAAGAATGCCGGATGAGATCCGGGAGGCTGTACAGCAAAGAGCCAAGAACAATGGCAGGTCAATGAATGCTGAAATAGTTAAAATACTCCAAGATGCTTTAGAGGGAGATGAACTACCACCCTCCTACCATTCTGACGCGCCAACCGAAGTGAATGAGTCACAGATGGAGTTCTATTCCCAGCCAAGGGAAGAGCAACTAAAGCAGTTGGAGAAGATTGACCCGTTACAAGCCGCTATTGAACGGATAAGTGACAACTACAGCAAAAAGATGATGGATGATGTGAAAAAAGCCATCCAAGAGTTCAACAAAAAGCCCACCTGAGTGGGCTACCACCATCGTACCTGTCCGATGAAATACCCAAGTGCGGCGGTAATCGCCACAAGCCAGAGCAGGATGAATTTCCAATTTGGTAATTGCTTAATCATTAGTCGCAACTCCCGTATCAGTTTGCTAAAATCTATCACATGTTCCTCGTTAGCAACGGTAACGGTGGAAAGCAAAAGGCCCAGCATCGCTTGCAACGATCTGGGCCTTTGGTTTTGTGGGTGAGAAAACGTTCCCGTCTGGGTCAGGCAGAGAAAAGTTCTTTATGCCGCACCGCTTTTACGGTGCGCTCCTGCCAGTATCCGCCATACGGCGTTCTCTGGCTCAGGTGTCCGTACAGGTGGTGTAGCAGCATATTGCCTTCCAGCAGGATGCCGGCATGATTTGCTACCGGTGCCGATACCTGCATGATCACCATGTCGCCCGGGCGCGGCGGGCCGGAGAACTCCCGGAAGCCGCATTCATACCAGTTATCTAGGTAAAGGTTTTCGGTGCCGGACTCCCACCACGGGTAATCGACGCGGTAATCCCGCAGTTCTATCCCATGCTCCTGCCGGAAGTAGCTCATAATCAGCCCCCAGCAATCAGTATGACCCAGGACGAACGGTCGGCCGACAAGCGGGAGTTCGCCACGGGGCTGGATGGTTCGGAGGTCGCCTTCCGGCCAACTGACAATGTGCCAGGGAAGCTCAGTATTGTCGCATTGCGCCATATCAAGTTCACTGGGCTGCGTGGTGGCATCTGGGTGGCTATGCACAATGCCGGTGATCGTTCCCCAGTCCTCTACAAAGGCATAATCCTCTGGTGAAAGGTGGAATTGTTCCGTAGGGTCAGAGGCAAGATTACGGCACGGGAAATAGCGCTCTACGCGCCCTTTTTGCGCCACCAAGCCACATGCCTCGCGCGGATGCTCGGCGGCGGCGTGGGTCATGATATCCGCTATGGTTTTATCACGCATATCATCAACTCCTGATCAGCGATGTTCCCGGGAAGCCGCCGAACGAAAGTTCGTTGCTCTCTCCATGCCGGAGTTTACAAGCGGTCAGTGTTCCCGGGCACTCGTCGAGTGAAGGATCGTCAACCGGGTTATTGTGTTTGTCGAAATACCGGGTACCGACATAATCGCAGCCGTCGCCGCTGCGGTACTGCCCGCGAATGCACCAGGTACAGAGCGAGTGGAGCTGGCGCGTCGGTATCATGAGGCCCTGTAGGTCCATCGGGCTGGAGAGCACGAACTCCATCACTTCGTTGGTTTCGCTACTCTTCCCGTCGATATAGAAAACCCGCTTTACCTCCTGGGTGGGGTCGGCGGAGTCATTGCCATCGGGGAAATTACGAGCGTCCAGATAATGGGAGAAAGTATCGTGAATTGTCACTTTCGCCTGCAGCAGGTCGTCGTAGGCCAGGCAAAGCGCAGTGATGGAGCCGTCCAGGTTGGCAACGGATAGCGTAGGCTGCGCGGCGCTGCCGTCGGTCGATGTCTCCATTCCCTCTATCTGACACGGCCAGGCGCCGTATTCGTTCCCCTGCCACCAGATCGGCTTAGCCGGTAATTTCGACTCATCTCCACCGGCCGCCGCGATTTCCTCCGGTGTATGGGGGATATTGCAGGCATGGAAGCGCAAAACGTCATCCAGCCCAAACGAACTACCGTCCACCTCGAACAGCCGGATCTTGTTGCCTGGCTCGAGGCTCTGAAAATCTGCCGTAATCATCAGAATGCCTCCAGGAAACTCCGGACTTCAGGCCGGGGAGGAAAGGAGGCGTTTTTTTGACTAACTGTCTTTTGCATAATCACATTTTCCTCTTTAGTATGTGAAACCATGAAACGTGCATACAAATACCGGTTTTACCCGACACCAGAGCAGGCTGAGCTTTTAACTCAAACGTTCGGCTGTGTGCGCTTTGTCTACAACTCCATCCTTCGCTGGCGTACCGATGCGTACTACGAGCGAAAGGAAAAGATCGGTTATTTACAGGCCAACGCTCGCCTTACGGCGCTTAAAAGAGAGCCTGAACACGCTTGGCTTAACGATGTTTCCTGCGTACCACTCCAGCAATCTCTGCGACACCAACAAACCGCCTTTGCTAACTTCTTCGCCGGACGCGCCGCATATCCGGCCTTCAAAAGCAAACGGCACAAGCAGGCGGCTGAGTTCACTGCGAGCGCGTTTAAATACCGTGATGGCAGGTTGTACATGGCAAAGAGTAAAACGGCGCTGGATGTACGATGGTCACGCCAGTTGCCATTAGTACCGTCTACAGTAACTATCAGCAAAGATACTGCTGGCCGATATTTTGTATCGTGCCTTTGCGAGTTTGAGCCTGAATCAATGTCGATCAGCCCTAAAATGGTCGGCATTGATGTTGGCTTAAAAGATTTGTTCGTCACCGACACCGGATTCAAAACCGGCAATCCCCGCCACACGGCTAAATATGCGAAGCGACTGGCCTTGCAGCAACGCAGGTTAAGCAGAAAGAAAAAAGGCTCAAAGAACCGCGCAAAAGCCCGCTTAAAGGTCGCCAGACTCCACGCCAAAATCGCCGATTGCCGGATGGATAACCTGCACAAGTTGTCCCGCAAACTGATTAACGAAAACCAAGTTGTTTGCGTCGAATCCCTCAGGGTGAAAAACATGATCCGCAACCCGAAGCTGTCTAAAGCAATAGCTGACGCAGGCTGGAGCGAACTTATTCGCCAGCTACAGTACAAAGGCGAATGGGCGGGTCGTAGCGTTGTCGCTATCGACCAGTATTTCCCTTCTTCCAGACGCTGTAGCTGTTGCGGATTTACCATGCAAAAAATGCCTCTTGATGTGCGTAAATGGCAGTGCCCTGAGTGCGGCACAGCCCATGATCGGGACATTAACGCGGCACGTAATATCAAAGCTGCCGGGCTGGCAGTGTTAGCCCACGGAGAGCCTGTAAATCCTGAATCGCATCACGCGGCTTAGGTTCGGCTCGTTGAAGTGGGAATCCCCGTCCTTCAGAGCGGGGAGCAGTCAAGGTGCGTATGCCTGTTTAAATGTCGCGTTGATAGTTAATACGTTGCTCGACAGCGGCGTTGCCTTCACTGAGTCGGTCACCACCCGGTAGAGGCCGACCTCCCCGATCGGTGATGTCCAGATGAAGGAGCGAATGAAGTGGCCGCGCATGAACGCCAACGCCTTCAACATTTCCGCCCGGCGGCCGGTCATAGTAATCGGCCAGGACTGCGTTTCGGGGTGAATGCCGTCACCGGCAATCTGTTCGTACCCATCGCCAAATGCTGCCGTTCGGGCCGTGTATGCCAGTTCGCCCTGCATACCGCCCTGAATTTGCGTAGGCCAGGTAAATGTATCGATAGCCATCCTGACTCCTGATAAAAAGAAACCCGCCGCAGCGGGTTATCGAGCCTTGCTGTTAATCAGCTTCCATAACGGCGTTCCCTGCCGTCCTGCTTCGGTGGTAACCGTCTGAATGATGGCAGAGCGCAACTGTCTGTTTGCCGCTGTCGTATCACCCTGGGATGATGTTTGTTGCTGCTGATTGTTCTGGATCACCACATCACCAACATTAACGTTTACCCCGCCGCCGCCAGTTCCCTGCAATCCGTACATGGGCGCCCGACTTCCGACATAGCCGCCATCGGCATAACCCTGGGCACCGCGCATCATGGCATAGAGGTTTTCCACGCCCAGCGCGGTCGTTGCCTCTTTGGTAAAAACGAACTCCCCGCCGTGGACAACCCCTTTGGGCTGATACTTTCCACCGTCGCCGGTATATCCGCCGACATCGAACGCCGGTACAAGCCCGCCACCGGAAAAGCCGAAAAAGGAGCCGACTGCGGTCCCGCCAAATGCCGATTTCATGCTGTTGACCAGCGCCAGTTGCGTCAGCATCTGGGCGATCCCCTTCAGGAAAGTGGTAAGGAAATCCTTGAAATCAGCCTTTCCGGTGGTAAAGAAGTCGGTCAGTGTGGATGCCATCCCGCTGAATGCCTGGGCGGAAATATCCTGGACCTGCGAATAGACGTTGGTGGCACTATCTTCGAACTCTGCCCAGCCTTTTTTGGCCCCGGCCAGCCAGTCACTACGCAATGCATCTTCTGCCGCATAGTAATCACTGGCGGCCTTCAGTTCCTTCTGATAACCAGCATCATCAAGAGAGCCACCGGCATTCTGCCAGCCAGAAGCGAGCTGCGCCTTCGCCAGTTCCCTCTGCGCCAGGCGGTCACTCATGACCGAGCCGACACCGAGAGCCTGCTGCTTCTCGGCCATTTGAGTGACGTACTTTTGCGCCGTGTCCATGCGCTTATTCAGTTGCTCCTGCGCCGTAATCTGGTCTCCCAGAATAGCCTTTTGCCGCGCCAGTTGCAGAACCTGCTCTTTGCTCGCAAGCAGGGATTTTTCCTGTTTCGACAGCTTGCGAGTGCTCGCGGCATCTTCCAGTACCTGAAACTTGGCTTCGGTGGTCCATAGTTCCTTGCGCTGCTGGCTTATTTTGTCATTCAGTCCCTGGTGTTGCTGGAGTGTGCGGAGTTGAGCCTGAAGCGCCAGCAGTTCGGCCTGGGCGGTATCTGTAGCCCGGTCGCCGGACGAAGCGCCGATGCCTTTTTCCTTCGGTGTTTTTTTGCCATAAGCAGCCACTTCAGCCCGGTCTTTCTGGGTGGTACTCTGCTGCACCTTCTTCGCTGTACCGAGGTATTTTTCAGCGCTCTTATCGGCAGCGTCCCAGTCTTTCTTGAGTTGAGAAACGCTATTACCGTAGGCACCGGCCATCTGCTCGTTATAGCTCTGCCAGCCCTTCAGAGTGTCTGTTTTCGCCCAATCAGGGATAAGATCAATCGCGCTGGCGACGGATTGCGAAATAATCTGGTTCAGCTTCTGAAAGACGATCGCCACGCTGTAGTAAATGGCGTTGAACTCTTTCATGGTGTTGGCAGCCAGTTCAGCCACCCACTTCCCGATGCTCTCCATCGCCTCGGAGGCCCAGCCCTTCACATCGAGCCACAGTCGCCCGAACGGCGTTAACGAGTCATAGGCCTGCTTCCCACGCTGTGCCATTGTACTGCCGAAAAGGTCCATCGCCTGGGTAACGGCGGCTGTGTGGCCCTTCTCTTTCTCCAACTGGTCAATGTGCTTAAGCTGGTCAACCGTGAGGAAATTATATTGTGCGCTTAATGCCTGCAGGGCCTTAACCGGATCTTTCTCAATATCAGAGTAAGCTTTTACGATGTCCTGGGCTGACACAACGCCGGTTTGCACGACCATTGCTGTCGAACTGGCCGCTTTTTCAAGCTGCTGCTGCGTCAGCGCTCCAGTGCTAACCAGTTGCGTCATTAGATCCTGCACGGTTCCCACCGTGGCGCCAGTAGCACCGGCGATATCATGAGCGGCAGACATGACCTGCCCCGCTGTCACCCCGGCGATATTGCCTGTGCGGATAATCGCGCGGTTTATCTCATCGAACGTGTTGAAATAGTCGATCCCGGCCTTCGCCGCTACCAGGACAGCACCAGCCAGGCCGCCGATAGCCAGACGCGCTGGCGTAATCAGCGAAGAAACCGCCTTCAGCGTGTTGCCAATGCCACCGAACGAATCACGAAGCTGGCCGCCCTGCTGAATAGCCACCATGTAAACCGGCATGCCCGAGGCCAGCGAAGTGACGATGTCGGTGATCTGCATCGGGAGGTAGCGCATCGCGTTACGGTACTGGCCAGCACTGATAGCGCCGGTTTTCCATGCGTTCTCCTGCTCCCGCAGCTTAGCAATCATCGGCGCGGCCTGCTGAGACACCCCCAGCTGCGCCGCCTTCAGTTCCATCAATTCGCTGCGGGTTTTGCCGATGGCATTGGCCTGTTCCTGCAGTGAATCGATAAACGTCCTGCCTGCCGCCGCGGCGCGTTGGGCCGAGCGGGCCTGCTCCAGCCTTTCTCGCCCCTCCGCCGTCTCTGCCTCCATCACCTGAGCCAGTTTAGCCCGCGTGGTATCCAGAACACCGTTATAGCGCGCGAAATCCTCATCGCCTACAAGTCCCTTTCCGCGAAATTTCGCCAGGCTCTGCTGGATGGTGTCGAGTTCGTCGAGCGCCTTATTTACCGGGCTTATTTTGTTCAGGAGGTTCTGGAGTTCCTGCTTCTGCTGGCGCAGGCTTTCGGCATTCTTCTTCTGCCGGTCTACCCCGGTTTTGAACGTATAGTTCAGATCGTCGGCCTTACCGGCCGCCCGGGTCGCTGTTTCCTGAAACCGGTCGAGTTCTTTACTACCACGCTCAAGTTCCCCGGTATTTACCCGCAGGGAAATGGTAGCGATGTCAGCCATGCCCTTACTCCTTATGCATTATTTTTAGCGCGGTTCGCTCCATGATCCTGATATCCGATAGCGCGGTTGCCTCGTCCTGTACGTCATGAATCCGCATCAACCAGGGCAGGACGTTGTAATCCAGCCCGGTTACCCCGGCCATTCCCGTACGCCATTGCGTGCTGGCAGACTGGAACACGAGGAATGCTGGCCAGATATCCGGCCAGACTTCGATGATCACTTCTTCGTAATCGTCGGCGGTCAGACCAAACGCCGCCATTTCCTCGGCTGACGTCTCAGGCGTATAGAACTGCGAGGCAACCGCTATCAGTTTTTTTCGCGATTCCCCGTCAGTTCTCGGTAATAAGTTTCGGGGATGGTTCTCAGTGCGCCCGGGTAGTTTTCCAGCAGGATTTCCAGATTTTCAGCATTGAATTCATCAGGCAGCGCCCAGCCGTCGATAATTTCCATCATGAAATCCACGGCGGTTTTACCATCCAATTTTTCGATAGCCGACAATTCCTTTAGCGGCTTATGCCTGAAAGTGATCGTCAGTTCGCCGTCCTCAGCGCCAGCGCGTGGGATTGTTACATTGGCTTTAAACGTGGGTTTCGGCTGTAGCGTAAATTTGGTGCTCATTATGCGTCCCTAAAAAAGCCCCTTTCGGGGCGATGGTGGTTATCAATTAGCTGCCAGGAGTGCTACCGTCATCAGCAATTTTGTAGAACGTCATGGCCGGGGACTGGAGCTGGAGCGCCACGGTCACCGTTTCCACCTCGTTTACGGCGGTTGCCGGGATTTTGTTAAACGACACGGTGGCGGACCAGTAGCGGTTTTCCTTCGCTTTCGGGATGTACATATACGCGGCCACGGTGTCCCCGTTTTCGTCCAGTCTGTCCAGTAGTGGGTAAACAGGGAGCGAGGAATCATGCGCGATGGTGTACGTCTGCGAACTGGCCGCCTTGAACGTGTTCAGGTTGCGCTGGCGATCGTCACTCAGAAACTGGATCTGGGTGGTGTTCTGGTCACCGCCAGCGTTAGCAACCTCGGTAATTTGAGGTAACTCGGTCCACTCGCTGACAACCCGAATGGAACCGGCGCCGCTGCCCGCCGGATATTTATTGACGTTGGTCGTGTCAATATTGCCGAGCGTGACGGACGTACCATCGACCGCGGTAATTTTGGCTACCACGTCGTTGATACCTGACCAGCCAGAGGTGATATGAACGATATCATCCTCCTGCAGGCCGGTAGCGCTGCCGACAGTAATCACGGCATGTTCGGCATTGGTGATGCCGGTAAACGGCACCGCATCAGCGTATTCGGACGCAAGATAAACGTGCGATCCATTGGGTAAGGCAAAGCCCATGGCATTTCTCCTGTACGAAAAAAAACCGGCTCGCGGCCGGTTGGTTATGAGGTTTGTGGAGTTTGGTGTTTAGCTGACGATATCGGCCCGGTAATTCAGACTAACGGGCACGGTATATGTGGTGTCGGTGGTTACGCCTGCGAATATGGCCGGAGGGCCGCTTACCCAGCACGTAAAACCATCTCCCGCCAGTTCCTGTCCCTCGGGGAAGAGCGCGGCAATCTGGCGGGCCAGCGCGCCAGCAGAGGATCTGCCAGAGCCAGCCGGAACAACGACATTAATCTGATATACGCCGGGAAACGTCCGGCACGTCAGCGATAAATCCAGCGTTCGCGGCGTGGCAGGCATGTCATGCGCGGCAAGATAAGGCGCGCCCGATGGCGGCTCAAATGCGACATTATCCCAGGCGACCGGGATCCCCTGCGAATCCGCCCATTGGCCCAGGCGAGCCGACAGCACCGCAGAAATATCAGGAATCACGTTTTTAACTCCCTGGCCGATTCGTCAAAAAACCGCTGAAACTCGGCGGCGGTGATCCGCACCATTCCCCCTGGCGCCTGGGTTGAATGCCCCATTTCCAGCGGGTAGGCATACGGCACGTTATTGCAGAAATAAATCGACGTCATCCCTACCTTAAACAGAGATAGCTGGTACTCACCGGCTGCGCGGGTTAGATGCCCCTGCTTGTCGATGACTCCGGTTTCCCCTTCTACCGGGGCATCGAAGGATACTTGCCAGTTACCACGGAAGCGCCCGCCGGTATACCCGGGCGGGGCCTTAATATCCATGCTGTCATTCACTCTGGCCTTTTTCTTCAGGCGCCCGGTTTTGGTCAGGTTGGCGGGATCGGCCCGCTGCGCTGCATTGTGTTCCAGCACTGCGGTGTTATAGGCCACCGCAGTCTGATTCACCTGCCACAACTCAGGATTTCCAACGGGAGACATCATAATCAGCTGGTTCAGGATTTTTATGCTGGTAGCCCGAACCACCTGTTCCTGACTCGCTTTGGCCTGGTTCACGAATGCCGTGATTGACTCCACGAACGCTGTATTCTCGCCCATGCTACGCCCTCAGTTGCGCCCGGTAGCAAATCACCAGGTCCGCCGGTTTAACCGGGTTTGGCTTCACAACACGGTGTTGCTTGCCGTCGATTTCCACCAGGTCGCCGATGCTAATTTCCTGCTCTGCGGTAAACACGACCCGCACATCACCAGATTTGATGACCGTGCCATCTATTTCACCCGGCTGATAGTCTGTGCGCACGCCAATCGCCGTGTAAGGCGCTTCGGGGTGAACATGCTCCACACCACCAATAACCTCCAGCGAACCGGGACGCACAGCCTGAAACGTGGTGCCATTGGCGGCTATCATTCTGGTTGAGCGATCGCGCATGCGCTGATAGTTGATAGCCATGAATCATCTCCGTTCGATGCAGGCATGGATGAAATCAGTTTTCAGGGACTCCAGCGCTCCAACCATCACATACGGGCGATCGGAGTTATGCCAGCAGTCAATAATGTTTCCATCCACATCCATCATCAGAACAGCCAGGCTCTGGCAATTACCGTCACGGGCCAGTTGCAACGCTTCTTCCAAGAGGCGAATCACCTCATCGGCATGATGTCGCTTCTCAGCGCAGAGTTTTTTATCGAAGTTGACCACCCTTAACCCACTCATTACGCACGCTCCGCGAATGTGTTGATCGCAAACCCACGGGCAATCGCCAGACCATCCAGCAGAGCCGTTACGGCAGGATATGACGGAGTAAACGTCTCTCCGTCAGCAACAGCGTAAGTCATCGTTACAGCGCCCTCCACCCGCTCAGTCTTAACCGCAGCCTCGCGAACGCTTCCCAGCAGCTCCCCGTCGATGGCTTCAACCGCCAGCATGCATTGCGCGGTTATAACCTGCCGGGGTATCTGGTCGTGTGGCAACTCATGGTCTTCGATGTAGACCTCTTTGCGGGGCCAAGCCAGCGGCTGCGCGGGATTGACGCGGCGGCCTGCCCAGTTCATTCCCTCCAGATAGTCCATCGCCCTAATCAGTAACGGCGCGGTTTTATCCGGTAGCTCAATGCCACGCAAATCAGCAAACGCTGCAAGATCGGCCTCGCTGGCGTAACTGTTGAAATCAGGGGAATTGATATTGGTATTAATCATCTCAACACCTGAAAAATGGGGCCGAAGCCCCAAACGATTTATCACCCACCCGGGGGAGTGGTGAATGTGATGCCATCAGTTTTCCTGGTAATTCCATCCACCGTTGCAGAAACTGTGACCACATTCTCACTGTCGGACGTCAGTTTTACTGTCGCCCCACCAGCGGTTCCAGTTACCGATGATTCAGTGCTCAGCGTACCGCCAGTGGACGTCCACGCGACATTGGCACCAGAAACCCCAGTTCCGGCCTTGGTGTATTTCAGGGAGACAGTTACCGCATCAGTGCTGTCAGCGGTGGCGGTGGTTTTATCCACTGACAGCGTTACTCCCCCGACTCCGGTGCCTCGAGCTTGATGAGAACACCAGCGGTGGACTTGTTGCTGGTGAAGTGTTTCTTCCAGTTTGCGCCGGTGCCGATCTTAGTCAGATCCGGGTTGCTACCGCCTGCCGTGGTGTCCCAGCTATAGCCCAGCAGTTCAACGTTGACTGTGCCCTCAGCACGATAACCAATCGCGAGGTTTTCCTGGTCGTTGATGTCGTAGGAACGGAATCCCGGAGCCTGAGATTCAGTTACAGACACGCCACCGGCAACCAGACCAAGGATGGCGTCGGCATCCATGGTGTCAGTAACCAGAACCGGTTTACCCAGGGTGCCCGGTTGACCGCCATACACCACCACCCCTGCCTCTTCGTAGATTTTGTTGTCGATAGCCTGATCGACAATGTCGAAATACGTGGTGGAATGCATGACGAACAGTGCAACTCGGTTGAATTTGTCGCCATATTTCCGCAGTCCACGAGTCAGGGTTTTCTTGCCATCAGTGGCAATATCGGCTGTGACAACCATATCAGCATTAGCGCCGATGGCCGCGACTGCCCCCTGGAGCGCGTATTTGATGTAACCCTCCAGAGTGGCGTCAGCCACATCGACACCAACCACCTCGGAGAATTCGTCTACAGAACGACCTCGACGCTTAAACGCCTCCTCAGTAGTCATATACGGCCCGTATTTCCAGGGGGCCTTGACGCTGACTGATTCACCAGCGCCAATCTTCTTACCAGTAACCGGATCGGTTGAGTTGACGTCGCGAGACTCAATTGAGCCACCAACTTGATAGAAAGCGCGTTTGCGGAAATCACCCTCGATCAGTTCGTTGTCCAGAATGATCGCGCCGTTAGATGCCTGGTTAAAAACATCCAGATTGTCCTGGCGACGCTCCAGGAACGCAGTCTGCGCCAGGTCGTCGTAAATAATCAGGTCTGAGTTGACAGTAGTAGCCATTTAAAAATCCTTACTTGGGAAGTCGTAGGAACGCCTGCTGTCCGTGTTTACGGACGTAGGCGGCTTTGTCTGCGGCGGACATTTCTGAGCGCTTGAGGGCATTACCACCAGCCCCTGATTTATGCCCACCGGCGCCAGTGCCCTCGGCACGGGGGAACAGGTGGGGAGCCGTCTCCTTAAGAGACTCGGCCCACTCTTCGGGGGTGAGTGGTGACTTGCCATCTTTGCCGAACAGAACATCGCCATTTGTATCAACAGCTACGGCCTCGCCGTCCTCGTTGAGCTGGAAAGTGCCCTTGGCACGCAGGATCAGGTCGTCGGACGCCTCCGCCAGCGCGCCAGCTTTCGCTGCGGCAGAACGGATGGCATCGGCCAGAACGCGATCCCGAAATTTGTTGGAGAACGCCTCAGCTTTTTCAGCGCGTTCATTTGCGGACTTGATCTGCTTATCGACATCGGCGCGCAGGCGCTCGGTGCGTTTGTTCAGCACCTCATCGATTTTCCCGGCGGCGATAAGCTTTGCCTCTTCGTCATCGGAAAAGCGCTGCAAAATGCCGCGAACGGCTTCGGGGTCGATGCCTTCAAACTGTTTCAGCGACTCGCTGGACTCCTTGAGCTTCCCCAGCAATTCGTTATTTTTGGTCTTCAAGCCGGTAACGGCACTATTCACCCGCTCATTGATAATTTTCTCAATTTCAGGGGTGATTTCCGGCGTGCCTTCGCCGCCGCCAGCGCCACCACCGTCGCCCCCTTCAGAGCCTGCCGCAGAGTAATATTTAATGAACATATTTCGAAAAAGCATGGTATTCCCCTTGGGAAAGTTGCGGGCTTAGCCCAATAAAAAAGGCCGCCCTGGGCGACCTGTGTTTTAGATAAAAATTTGCACGTTAACCTGTGGGGAGAATCACCTCGTCGGAAAGCGTGATCCCATCGGACGCAAGAACGAAGGTGACAACCAACTTCCCTGCTTCTCCAGGGTGGCTATCAATCCTTAGTTCAGACTGATTGGACAAAAGCTGTCCGCTCTCTTTATCAAATAGCGCTATCCCCCCGCGAAACCGTTTTAAAACCAATTTTCGCGCTGGCATCAATCTTTCATGGCTCAAATTCCTGCCTCCTCAAATGCTCGCGCATCGCGCTGGCGCAACTGCTCAAGCGTCAGCCACTCCCCGCGGTCGGTATAGAACTCATCCGGGCTCATTCCGCCGTCACGCATCAGCCGGGCTCGCTTCTCGCCCAGCACCTCGACCTGCCGCCGGTACGGCTGGCGCTCCAGCCAGTCCCGGTAGTTCGTCTCTGCTGCGACCTGGCCATCCATGCTGGCCCGTGTTCCCTCATCCATTTCGTCGATATCGAGACCCAGTTCGCGCCAGGACTTCAGAATCAACGTTTCGGTAGAACGGCAGCAGAAGTGAATCCGGCCAGGTCCCTGCAAATAGGGAACCTTGTGGCCGATCGGCTTGCCGTCCAGTGTGTAGCTCAGCCGGTCACGAATGATGCATAAATGGGTAGTTCGGTTATCCAGCGTGGAAAGCCACTGCTTACCCTTCGCAATGTCGCTGTTAGCGTTAGCGAAGCTGCTACGCGCCGTTGCTGCGATATGGTTTACCGCCGTTTTGGCAATACTGGCGGCGTTCGCCCTGCTCATCTGAATTGCACCATCACGGTAGTGCTGATTCGCGTGCCCGCGCACACTGCGCGCTATCGTTTCGGTCGTATCCCCGGCCAGATATCCGCGGCGTACAGCGTTGATTATCCGGGTCAGGCGATCCGATTCTAGGTTGCTGGCCCACTCGCTCAACGGTCGCCCCTGGAATGGCTGGGACATCGCTGTTGCATAGACCATGTCAGCCGTAATGCCCTGCAGCGGATAACGGGAAGCTACCGGGCCAGGCAATAGCGAATCGAACAGACTGAGCTGATAGCCTGCCTCATGCTCTGCAAACTCCCGCAGTTCGCCCTGCAGCGCGCTCTGCAACGCAGATACCGCCTGCCGGTTCAGTTCCCGAACGCTACCCAGCAGGCTCTCCAGGCGTTTGACCGTGAAACTGTCGGCCGGTAGTCGGTCTAGGGCATCCAGCAGGCGGCCGGTCAGATCAGCATCGGTTTCGTTCAGCGTTTTCACCATGCGGTTTGCAACGCCGGTACTGTAGCGAGCTACCCAGATGGAATGGGCGATAGCCTCATCCCGCAGGTTTTCATTAATCGTCGCCATTTCCGCCACCACTGCCGATCAGCGTCGGCTCCTGATTGCGAATTGTGTCGATCACGTCCTCGATGCTGTCGCCCGGATCGATGATGTCCAGGCGCTGGAGCGCGCGCACCATGTCCGAATCACGAATAGCGCCGGATTGCCACGCCGAAACGATGGCCGTTACCATGCCGGATTCGGCCACTTTTGCGATGAATTCCTGGCTGATAACGAAGGTTGGTTCCTCGCCTTTCATCCCCAGATACCGGGCGCACCACGCCAGCGCGCGCCCGTATGCCTCGGTAACGTTCGATACGCAGATCCCCAGGACAGATGTCGATGATGTCTGTTCGCCGCTGGCCTGCGTGGCCGTTTTGGCCGCCGAATTCTGCTCAATCAGTCGGGCGCCGAGCTGCACCATATAGTCGCGCTTACTGTCCATTGCCTCTTTAGCGAGCATGTTTGGCGCCGCCTGGGCATAACCAAACGAGCCATCTTTCGGAAGAAGCAATGGCTCACGGGAGCCGACTTTAATGCCGTTTTTTTCCAACCAGTCGCGCCACATGGAATCAAGCCCGGAAATGTACGGCTGAACCTGCCCGCAGAACCACACGCTATCCTCATAATCCGCGCTGTTCCGGTAATGCCCGAGATTAATCTCAGTCAGCGCTGCCAGCGGCGATTCGTCAATCGTCGGGTCATTATTCTGGGCGCCGACGAACGTGAACGGGATTTCGTCCCAGGATGTTTCGCTTTTCGGTTTCGGCCAGTATTCGCTACTTACCTCGTAACCGCCGCTACCGGTTTCCCCGCTGCGCCGCCAGACCCGGCAAACGAACCGCCCCTCTTCCAGCGCCAGTTCTCGGTACTGAATGACATTCTTGAATCCGTATCCGTCCGGCTCTTCAATACACTCACGCAGAACCACCAGCACCAGTTGATCCCTCCCATTAATACGGTCGGTGCGCCAGTTGATGATGTTTTCAGCCTGGTAGCGGAGGATGATCGCCTGATTAGCGCCATCGGCGTAATCGACGTAAAGCCCCTCACGGGCCACTTCCAGCACGTTATCCAGAACCTGCTGTGCTTGCTGATAGATGCTTGTCCCTGCGCCATCGGCATTGCTCTGCGCATACTCCAGCTTTTCCGGTGCGGTTAACGTGGGATCTTTCCGGAACGCAAGCCCGAGCAGCCCGATTTTAGTGTTGCTGGTTATCGCGTAGAAAACCGCGCGCGTGAGATAGTCCTCGTTGCGTTTCCGGTTTCGCGCTGATTTATCCGAGGGGGCCAGTTTAGGCAGATACTCATGCCCCGCCGATTTTATGGCTTCCGCCCCTTTGCAAACGTCGCGGATCTTCTTCCAGATCTCACACGCCGCCTTCTGCTCAGGTCGAATAAATGTAATATCGTAATTTGACATCAGAAAGTAGTATCCAGAGAGATAGAGAAAGCCGGTTTAGTTCGTTTTCTAGTTACAGAGAAATAGCGAAACGCATCGGCGCCGTGGGATGTCCAGTCATGCAGTGGTTTATCCTTCCAGCACCCCCTCTTGTCATCCCATTCTTTGCGATAGTTCTCCAGCGCATTAATCCCATCTGCGCACTTAACCTCGTCAAACACGCAAGCGGGAAGGATTTCGCGAGCCAATTCAATCCCCTCGTCAATGCCTGATTTTGGCACCACACTAAATACCAGAGAGTATATTTTCCCATCGATTTCATACCCTTCCCGGGCCAGCTCTCGTCGTGATTTCGCATCGCTACCAAACTCGCGGTTGTCGATGTCATGCGGCCCCCAGTGCTCACCGTATTCATAGCCACGGTCTTTCAGCACCTTCATGTAGTGGCGCAGCCCTTCACCGCTGTTTTCGTAGTAGTCGATGACGTGGAATTCTTCACCCACTTCTCTGACGAACCAGATAGCTGTTGAGTCACCGACACCGATATCCCAGAACGTGTGAACCGGGAGATGCGAGTTATCAGGAATGTCTCCAATGCGCTTACTCTGATAAAGCCACCGGAATTGTTTTGCGTAGTAAGCGCCTTCGACTGATTGCTGGAATGCCTCTGCGGGAACGGATGGGTATTCCCGCTTCATGTCATCGCCGAGCGTCTTCTCTTTAGCGAGATACCAGGCTTTCTGGCGGTCATTTAGTTTAACGCCGTGTTTTGTCTCAATCTCAGCAAAATAATCGCTCAGGCGCTGCGGTATTGATTCCACGGGGTCGATTGCATACTGAGGATTATTCCACCACGAAAAGAAGAAAAATTTCCAGTCAAGATTGGATAGTTGCTTGCCCTGTAGTTGGGCTTTTTCTGCCGATTGGCAGTAATCAAAGAAGTAGCCCGCCCTTCCCTCTGCGGTGCTCTCAATCGTAGTAAAGCAATCGGTAGACACCGCTTCAAATGCGCCGGTGACAATCTCACGCGCTTTATCAGGGAACTTGGCACATATCTTCCCAAATTCGGAAACATGCAAATATCGCAACGTACCGCCACGAAAAGATGTGCTGATATAGAGAGAGCCGCCTTTCTTAAAAACAAGCTCGCCTGCCGCATCATTGCTTGCCGGGTTCGCTGCCTTTATCTCGTTAGGGAGTCGGTCATAGGCGTACTTAATCTTCTCCCTGAATAATCGCTTGGCATCATTGAGAGTGTGAGCAATCAGAGCGCACTTCGCAGCCTCAAACAACGCCGCATCCAATTGGATAATGCAAACCTCGGTGGTAAACCCAAGCTGCCGGGCTTTCAGAATGATATTCCTTGTATGCATCCCCTCGAAATATTCGAGTTGCTCAGGCGTCATACCGAAGCGTACCGGCTTGCCCTCTTTGTTCGTAATCCAGTAGAGATGATTTAGCCGCCAGAGCTTGTCACGAAGCAGCGCGAGATGTTCCGCCTTCATGCTCACCCCTTAGCTAATTCATCCATCATTGAAGACAAGGATTCTGTCTCGTCACTCTTCTTCTCAGAGTCGATGTTGTAGGCCTCGCGCTCAGCTTTGATTATCTTCACCTGAGCATCTACGCCAGCGACGAGAGAGCGGGAAAGAGATGCGTGGTTATCTTCGGTAAAATCGACACTTTCCAGGAAGTCGCCGAGTCGGTTAGCAATACGCCGCCATCGGGTTAGATCCATCCGGTGACCAAGAACTACATCAGCAGCAGCTTCGGATGCCTCATCGATAATCTCATCGTCAGTTCGCACATGTTCGCGCGAACCGTCATTGCGAACCTCGCTGCGAACCAATTTCAATCTGGTCGCTTCCTTGACCTTTTCTGTCAGGTCCCTTAGCCAACCATTTTGCGTTGCTCGCTTCCTTATCGCAGTGTCGCTTACTCCATACTTTTCGGCTATTGCACGAATGGACAGCGAGCCAGCCCGGTAAGCCGACTCGATGGCCTCCCAGTCTGGTTTTGCCATTTTTTTATACCCAGTTGGTTACCTGAATTTTAGCTGTTGCACCTGTTCCGGCTCTTACCCAAACCGAAAGCGGTGGAGTAACGGTCATTACCCCGCTGGCGAGATGGTGCCACGCCTCACTATTTGACTCAGTCGCGTACAGCACAGTCCCGCTCGTAACAGTGACGTGCGCATAGTTGTCGCCATTCGTAATTTGTACGGCTGTTTGATCTAATGTTTTTGCTGTTGTCACGTTACGTCCCTCACGCCAGTACAAAATCGGGGTCATCAGGCACAACGATGTACCGCTGTGCCGCCGCAGGAATATCGCCATAAATCACGTCGACATGAAATCCCGGGCGCTGTGTCGGCGGTGTGATGCATTCGCCCGTCGTCTCGTCATAAACGCCATCGTCGTTATAGAGCACGCCACGAACCGCTATTTGTAATGCTGGCGTTGGCGCTATCCAGCCTGATTTTTTAGACCACCAGCCTGTGGATTTTTTGGCTGTGGGCTCATCAGGGAATTGCAGATATCGCATAATAATCACTCCTTGAAATAGCTGATACGCCGAATGTAGCGAGTGGACCAGGGTAATGCCGGGGCCGGGAGTTGATACCAGTCGCCCGCCTCAGCCGGTAACGTCACCGTATCTGTTGTGCCGTCTGTGTATGTGATGCGTAGCCCGCTCAGACCCGGATAAATGCGGACGCTCGCGAATGCTGCGGCGCGGGTTGTCGAGGCAGAGTCTGTATGAATGGGTGACGTCATAATCGCTGATTGCTCAACCTGCGCGAATCCGACGACGATCGAATCTCCAGCCGTGGCCGCTACTGATTTAGCGGTGTGCGCCGCGCCGAAATAAACGAAATATGAGGAGCTGACCGGCAGAGATGCGGTTGCTGTAACAATGAACCAGCCGTCAACAAATTCACGCACAGCTACAACAACAGGCAGGCTGCCAACTGCGCTGATTATTCCCCCGGTTTTGTCGATCAGGTCAGCGTAAAAATGTGACGAATTTTGCCGGGTTGAATCCTCCAGTGTAGCGTGGAGATAACTGGTTGTGCCGGGTTTAACGTAGAGCGTAAACACGCAATCACCCGCGGCCAGCGCAGGGGTCTGGTAAACGCGGGTATAGGTCGCTGTAGCTGTTGCGGTAACAAACTGTGCATGTTCATTTGCGAATAGCATCTCATCACTATTAGTAACTGATGAATTTGCAGCTCGCCACTCACCAAAATTCGTAGCATGCGTGAGTAAATTTGTAGCCTGCCGCTCTGGCTCATGCCTGCCGACTACTACGCCGTCTCTATATTCGAGCGGCCAGATATCAGGCTCAGCAAACTGAATCGTCCCGTCTGCTGCGTAATATGCGTGATTTGACGCGCACTGATATTTGATGCGGCTGTCGAGAGTCTGGGCAGTTAAATCAATATCGCTCAAATCAGCGCCGCCGCCAGCACCGGCCGAAATATTGCCCAGAACTGGCGCACTTGGGATGTATAGACCACGCATACAGAATAATCCTCTGGATTGCTGGGATACAGCCTCGGTAATTTCGAAACCGCACCATCAAAAACTTACATAAAACTCTGCGATGGCCAATTATTCGCTGACCGTTACAGGATTTTATAAACCATTCATTCCTGAATCCCCTCGGGAGGAGGCTGAGGGATGGCCGCCCGTAGGACTTTATTTGCCTGTTCGTTCATTACGCTGCTCCCTGCATGATTGCGACCATGTCGGGGTCCATCTGGTCAATTAGGTTCTGCCGGGTGGTTTCAAGCATGTTCTTCCTACCACCGACACCCCAGCGATTCATCTTGCGAGCACACTCGCTTACCTCCTGCTTTTCATTCGTGATCAGCAAGTCGAGTCTGTTAAGCATGGTCATGCTGGATATTCCGTTTAGCACAGCCTCACGGAATGTCTCGTATACCCGAATTTCAAAGGCAGGATTCAGCCAGGCTGCATAGCGAATAGCGATTAGCTCAAGCCCCCAAATGCCTGATTCAATGCCACCCTTAATGATTTTTACCGAAGCCCTTTTTTGGGCTTTGGTTAATGATTCGGCAAATCGCCCAATTTGAGAGCTACGCATGAATTTACTTGGTCGCTGCGCTTCTGTGGCCTCGCCTTTCAATACTGCTGCTGCGTGTAGATCATTCAGGTTGTAGCGCCCTTCTTCATCTACTCGAACAGATACGCCATTAACAATTACGGTTGGATATTGCATGGTGATTACCTTCAAAAAAGAGACCTCTGCTCACCAGAACGGCCATACCCGAGCGCACCATGCTGCGATGGCGTTCTCAGAGGTCGCTTTTGTGAATGGTCTCGGGGTTGGAATGCGCGGTGAGTGCGCGGTGAAATTCAGATACAAAAAAGCCCCGGCTAACCGAGGCTTGTTATTTGAGGCACTGAGTCCTGATGTAGTCCTGCAACCCGCCAATCTGAGCCGTTGCCGTCTCTAACTGGCGTCTGAGGGTGTAATAATCCTGTCGAGCGTCTGGAGATAGTTCGGCGGCTCCTGCATTAGCCATGCCGGGGGAGGAGGTGGTGCCGGGCAATCTGTCAGGGCAGCTTGCTTTGACGCGCAGCCGGACAGCACCAGAATCAACCCTGTCACGCAGAGAGGCAATCTCATCGTCTTTCGCCTTGAGTTGTTTTGTGTAGCGTTCATCAATTTCCGCCACCCCTTTCTGAGCGGCAACCAGACCGTTAATCTGAGCCTGTCGGGTCTTTGCCAGGCTCTCAGCAGCGTTAGCCCTGCTCCGTTCTTCCGTGTACTTGCCGTGATAGTGGCTTGCGAGAGCAAATGCTGTGATTACGATGGCTGACAGTAACGCCCAGAATGCGACCTTTGTTTTAGATATCATCCGCACCTGCCGCCAGGCACATTGAACGCTCCATCTCTCGCCTGTTCTGTAGACCCTTCCATTTCACCCCGCCTGCATAGACCCACCGGCGCATTTCTTCACATGCTCCCACCTGGTCACCGGCGTTCAGTTTCTTAAGCATCGTCGATTTCGAGAATGCACCTGTTCCAACGTTATAAGCGAAGCTGTACAGGGCCGCCCGCTGGTATTCGTTAAGCGGCACTTTCACCTGAGCATCAACAGAGCGCTTCACCGGTTGCAGGTCTTTCCATAGCAGGCGATCGCACTCAGTATCCGTGTACGCCTTGCCAATTACGATGTCTTTCCCGGTGTGACCGTCGCATACCGTCCATACCCCAGCGACGTCTTTGTACGCCTCGTACTTTCGACCCTCAACGCCATCTTTGCCGCCGAGGAATAGCGTGGCAATACCAATCGCCCCAGCGCCAGCGGCGCTAATGAGCTTTCTCTTCAGTGAAGGGCTGAATGCCATGTTAATCCTCGTCTTCGATGTTATTCATGTTGAGCCAGCGCTGATATGCCTGAATTTTTGCCAGGGTGCTTTTGCGCTTGTAGTACCAGTTGATAGCGAACGTCAGGAGTGCAACGAAAATACCGGCAATGACGCCGATAGCACTCCATTCATCCGGGCTTAACCGGGTTAAGAGACCATTGGCAACAGTACCAGCCGAGGCTCCATAAGCCGCGCCAGATGCTAGTTTGCTCATATGTTTCATTCTCACCTCCGAGCGGATCGGGGTGCTGTCGTGTAGTTAAAAGAAGGCCGTCAGACACGAGGGGAAAAGGTTTATCTAGAGGGTTATGTCTGCGGCCAAATTCAGGTTTGTGATGTAAATCACTAAAAATAACTTGTACCGATTTTCGGTACATAGTATTATTCATTTCAAGGAGAGGGGGAATACACCAACTCTCAACAGTCAAAAGGATAATGAAATGACTAAGTCAGAAATTTTTGAAAGGGCATGGAAACTCTCTCGCCGAGGTGCAAAAAATTTCGGAGGAAATGCAAAGCAGTATTTCCCGGAAGCGCTGAAGGCAGTTTTCGAATCAATAAAGGTTGAAGCAAGAATAAACCACGATCGTCGTGAGGCCCTTAGTTCGAAAAGAAAATACACCAGAGATGAAGCGGTCGAAATCTTAGGTTATCAGGCAGACTACAACTTGATGATGTGGCTCAGAACAGGTCGACAGTATCGGCTGGATGCTCACAATGAGCAGATCGAACTTATACAAACGGTATCAGCGCTTTCCGACAACGCTGTGCTCCTGAATCATGGCGGCGGCCACAATGTATACATTTACAGAGACTGAGGTAAATCATGGATAATGACGAAAAAGTAGAGCTGATCAATCAGCTCGGGACCCTGATGTATGGAACGCACTGGAAATCTGAAATTGCCCAAAAATTCATGATAAACGACAGGTCTGTGCGCCAGTGGGCCAATGGCGAGCGCACAATCCCAGATGGAGTTATCAGAGCCATGCTATCTCTATGTCACTCAGAAGCGCACAGGATTATTACTCAATCAACAGAAATTGCCAAATACCTGAAAGGCGCACCAGGGTACGAGAGGATTATGTGGCCAGCCACCCGCGTTCCCAATCTTTCCGATATCAGGTATGACCTGAAAAATTTTAAATTCGAATGGTACGACATAGACGGAAAACGGTTTTGCGTAGTTGAAAATGGCATGGTCATTGATATTTATGGCAATGAGACGGAGTTGCCATACGGCATCACCGATGAGTCGCTAAAAGCCGCCAGGGACGCAGACTACGAGTACCGCATGAAAAAAGGCGGAGGAGTTGACTGATATGGACAACAAACAACTCACAATCAACCTCAAACTGATAGCCGGAGCTATTGGAATTATGAACAGGCACAGCATATCGGAGATTATCTCCACGGGCGGAGTGCCATGCTCAAAAAGTCGCGCTGACGCAATTATTCGAGGCGCCGGTGCAACAAAAAACGCAACAGGTAACTCTGATTTGGCAGGCTCTCGCACAAACAGAGCGGCGACAGTAACGCCGGAGGAGTTCAACGCATTTTGCCTTGGCCTTAAACCATTTCTTGACTCAATCGACAGATAGTTGTATGTCTGTATTGTTCCCTGCGTTAGTAGGGCTGAACCGTATTTAAAGTGAGGTTTGAATCTCATGGCTAGCGTTCCCCACTTCGGTGGGGATTTTCATTTCTGCCGCAAAAAGGCCCGCCGAAGCAAGCCTGAATAATTGGTGCATCACCACAGAGAAGAGCACTGACAGGCGTTGCCACACTCAATGACGCGTTTCACCATCGCTATTCCGGGCCATTGAATGCCGTTCCGACTAATGCTCTTTTCTGTGATGCGCCCCGTTTCGTGGGGCTAACGACTGGCGATCTCCGACATCGCACAATGCTCTCATGAGTGGGCGCCCGTTATTAATCACAGCGGGCCACTGCGCCGAATTCGTTGACGAGGAATCGGAAGACCTCGCTGGTGTTTGGCCGTTAGGCTACTGCCAGGAATTGTTCATCGTTTGCATTTGTCTTTAGATGATAAAAACAGCCGCTAACTATGACGAAAACTGGAAAAGGCACCTGATAATTGCTGCAACAATTAACCGCCACGGGTTAGGTTATGAGCCTGTCGTAGGGAGATGCCCTTGCCAGATTTCGCCAATAAAAAAGCCGCCGCAGCAACTTAAGAGTCACTAACGGCAGCTTACCTTTATATTATGGGTAAATAGGTAAAAGCGGTCAAGAGGTTTTATGCAACATGTTTAATTTTCTCTACCCGTTTGCGATTTTTAAAAGCAGATTGCAGCGGATAGTGCAATAAATACAAGCTTGCATTCAGTATCTGGGCGACCTCTTTCCGACATGTTTCCTCGGATGGTTTTCGCCATCCCTCCCCTCTCCTTCCCCTGTCTATTTTGCGTGGCTTTGCAGTCTTGTGATAATAAGATGCAATTGCTCTCTTTGATGCACCACAAGAGTAGTAGCTAAGCAGAATGCCAAGGGCCTTTTTGTCAATGCACATAACGGAATCTACGACCTGAGAAATCAACATTCCGTCATCGTCATTACACATCGGCCTTGTCATTATCCGGGATGGCTCGACGCTTTCCATAAATCTGGATATCATGCTTCCCCTGCGTTTCTCCAGGCGCCCTGAATACACCCATGCCCCCCATAGCTCAAGCCATCCGTTAATCCAGTCGTGTTGCTCTTTGGTTAGCTCAAGTTCTCCAACGCTCACGCAGCACCTCCCGGCTTGTTCATGTTGTTCCGGTTTACCAACTCTCTGATCCGCTCGTTGTTGCCGTCAATGATTGCTGAATAGCGCTGATTGGCTTCCTGGAGGCGTTCTATCTCCGCAATATCCTTTTCACGCTGCGCCCGTCGACTTTCTATGCTCGTTACGCTCATACCGCCTCCGATTCATGTCGATGCTTACCGCGCTTGCCGAATACCGCCATCAGCCGACCATTTACCACCGCATGGCTCTGGGCCTCTCTGTCTCTCGCGTATTTGCTGACTGTGTGTCTGTCACATCCCAGACGCTCAGCAACTGCTTTCACGCTACCCCGTGATGATTCGAGCAACTCAGGGATTGTGATGAAGTGCCTCATGCCGCCTCCAGTTCAGTGATTTTTATTCCAACCCTGCCACCAGGCACTTTTTCTCCACGAATTACGCGAATGTCATCAAACTGTTCGTCATCCTCCGCAAACCCGGCGTGGACGAGAGAATCCAGGAGGCTCTTGAGAATGTTGTCGATATCTCGGCGTCTGTTATCTGGAGCGTTTGCGATGATTTTTATTCGGAGGCGGGAGTTGGTGTATATGTCAAGGTCTTGGTCAAAAATTATTTGCTGCACTATTTTTCTGTATTCTTGCCCTTTTTTGCTGATGAAATATTGCGGTCCTTTCCGTCTCCAGTAGTTATTAACAGACGGCGGGTACGGTAGAACAAACTGATATTCATTCATGTCTTTATCAGCCCCTCCTTAATCCAGATGGCCTGCGTCCTGAGCACACCCTCAGCATGCATCAGCCTCAATTCATCATGAGTGAACGGCGTCTTTATCCGGCCATCTACAGCATCGTGACAGCAGTTACACCCGATGGCGCCCTGAGTGTCGTCCGGCTTGCATCCAACACCACAGGTTCCAGACATCCGGTAGTGAGTCAGTACAGATGTTTCAGGGTTTCCGTTGCACACTCCGGGTATTCGAATCTGGCATTCTCTACCCCTGGCTGCTTTGCGAAGATTTGCCATCCTCCACCTCCACCATCGCAAAATTCGGGTCGCACATCTCAGACTCGCAGAATCCACAGCAATACGTTTCATCTGCCCTCAATTCGTCATCGCATACAACGCATCTGACGCTGTTACGCTCGTATTGTTGAGCCTGTTCATGGGTTAGCATCTCTGCCTCCTGGTTCTCATCCTGTCCCATTTCGCACGCAGCAGGCCGTAGACGTAATCGAACGTCTGGACTTCGCTGGCGGTTGGAATTGGTTTGGGTTTATTGCGGGAGAGTTTGGTGGGTCGGAATATCGTGTTGTCTATGGCTATCTGGGCTGGGCTTCGCCGCCGCTTCATGCGTTTTGCCTCCGTTGCAGTTCTCGATACTCGCAATTCTCTGGAATGGTCAGTTCTATCCCCATCGAGAAACACCATTCTTCAACCTGTTGCAGGTAGTAGTGCATGTCTCCGGTGTCCAGTTCTGACGTCTTCTTCAATTCCCATCTGGTTTCAACCTCCCCGGTTTTCAGGTCGGTGTCTTCGACCTCGCGATATCCGAGGAACGTCTTTTTCAGGTTCCGTTTAACCCACTCCGGAGTACAGTAGTCTCTGCCGGTGGCAACCAGTTGCTTGCTGATTTCGGCATACCACATGTGACTGAGTGAGTTTTGAGGGATTGAGCGTTTGGCGCGGTACTCTGACATTTCGATACGCCAGCGCTTACCAGTAGATATTTTCTCTTTGAGGACTGACCAGAATTGCGATTTATTCGTTTCGTGCAGAATGAACTCCTGCATTGTTGCCTCCTCAGTGGATTTGCTCGCCCTCTGTCAACTTGAGGCGCATGGTTCCATCTTCCCACTCATGCAGGTATTCCGATTTTTTATGTACGTGCATATAACCACGCATGTAACTCAGACAATAATTCTCAGGGCTTTCACCACATTTCCGTAGCGCCTCAATGGCGTCACAAAATAATTTCTCTGCTTTGCTCTTTCTCATGATTATTTATCCCTTAATCCGGTTCCTTCCCATAACTGTTTCTCAATGACTTGAAGCGTGGTTAAAGCGTTATATGATGCGTCTTTGGAATGCTCGGTTCCGTCATCGACGATTGCTAACAACTGCTGCTTCATGTTGACGGCGTTAACCAGGGCGTCGCATATCAGTCGATACTGTCGGCGGGATAGTGTGATTGTTCGTTGCGCCATATCACTCACTCCTTACCTTTAGTCCGGCTGCGCGAATTACCTTTTCGCATTCTTCAATGCCAGTATTTCGCCCCATGTCCCAGTCGCACAGGTCAGGGATGTTTTCGTCCTCGATAATCCCCTTCTCAGGCATAACTATCTCTATAGACTCCCTGCTCGCCTGCCACATTATCCTCGTAAGTTGGCTGCTTCCATCCGCAATGGCAGTCCTGAAGCTCTCCGCTACCACCCTCCAGGTATTCACCACATTCCGGGCAGTAAAGCAGCGGCATGCCGTATGTCTCCAGCAGGTGACGCACGCGTCGAACACGATCTAAGGTTATGATTGCCATCACTTAGCCTCCACCTTGATGCCTACGGCGGTAAGTGTTTGTTCGACTTGTTCCTGATAACCCTGACCGCCAGCACTAACAGATTCATGGTGACGGTGTTGCACAGCATCTTTTCCACTTTCCCCTCCATTAACCGTGTCAATAATCTGGTTCATCCTGTATTGCATATCCCGATTGATAATCTTTTGTAGAACCCTGTCTCTGGGGTAATGTGGTTCTTTTGGGCGATGCTTGAATTTCTCGCGCATTGGCAGTGAAGATGACCTGTAATATTTTTTAAATCTTGCGCGGCTTTCAGCAACGTCTGACTTAAATAGTTCTCTGTGCGTTGACATATTCCCCTCCATTAAAAAGGCCCGCTTTTGCGAGCCTGTTAAGGTGTGCTCCAGTTATCTTCAATTGCCACTCCGAGCCTGTGAAGCCAGTCGGCAAGTTTCAGCATTGACTCCCGCTCGCTTAAACCAGATGGAAAATCATCGAGCGCTACTGAAATATCAATATGGCCGTAACCGTCTCGGGATATTGTCAGGTATTGCTCCAGGGTAGTTCTTTGCGCTGAACTGTGATGGCTCAGCAGGTATTTTGTTGTTTCCGTCCGCTCTTTCGGGTCGTGCGTATATTCTGTAACAACCATCTTGCTGCGCCGGTTATCGGCAATGAGCCTACGGATGAAACTCATACAGCACTCCTTGCTGCTGCCAGACAGCGGTTAAACAGCGCGGTTAGCTCGTTAGTGCATCCGAATTTCATTGGTTTATTCAGAACTGTTCCGGTAGTTGCGCCATGCTGAATAGCCACGGCTCGGCTCTCGAAATAGATAAACCGCCCGCCCGTTCTGGTGCGCCAGAGATATCCTCGCTCCGCCAGCCTGCTCAATGACGATGTAAGAGACGACCTGCTGATTCTGGTATGTCTCTGCAATTCGGCCAGGCCGCTTCCGGGATTCTCGGTGATGAATTTGATGATGGTTTCGTAGTTGTTCATGAGCGGTCCTCCAGAACGCCATTCAGTACGCCGATGGTGTACAGCAGCCAGACAAACGATATGCCCAGGGGTTTGATGCGCTCGTAGTGCTTGAGCAGAATCGGGCGGCTCAGTTTGTCTTTGTTGACGCTGGTATTATCGGCAAAAGCCTTCTTCACCTCGTTCAGTGCTTCCCTTGCACAGCAGCGCAGGGCATTTCTCATTTCCGGTGTCATGCTCTGTTCCCCCTGTAGCTATCCCACGTGAATGCCAGCGTGCATCCGCCTCCGTCGTTCATGCGGTCTATCACCCGCTCACCGATGAACGCGGATAGCTCCTCTTTGCTCTGGTTGCTAATCAGAATCGTGGGGCGCATGCGTTCGTAACGGGTGTTGATGATTTCGAACATGATTAGCTTCTCAGCTTCGCTACCGAACTGGACGCCGACTTCATCGATAATCAGCAGGTCTGGCCGGGTGAACTGGCGGATAACATCGTCTTCGGAGCGAGTTGCGCTTTTCGACCAGGTTGCCTTGTACTCGCGGGCAATTTTCAGGGCAGTAGTGAATACCGCCGTGCTCTGGTGCTTCTCGATGACGTGCTGTGCAATAGCCAACGCCAGGTGATTCTTGCCAGTACCAGGCTTACCACACATAACCAGTCCGCCGCCGCGCTTGAGGCGATCAGGCCACTTTGAGGCGTATGCCTGACACACCCTGAGTGCCTTTTTCGCGTCATCACAACCAGGAACGTAGTTATCCAGAGTGCAATCAGCGAATCGCTCAGGAACGCGAAAATCCAACTTCAGGCGCTCGATAGTTCGGCGTCGTGCTTCAGCGTCAATCTGCTCCCGCTCTCTGTGTAGTTCGTCCAGTTGCTCTCTCAGGCAGCCAGGGCATTCCGTATGGTTTGGAGGAATCTTGATCATCCCGGTAATCGTCCTAACTCGCTGCTCGTACTCACCGTGCGACTCACAGTGAGCAGCTACGATTTCAACTGTGCTGTGCGGGATATCCGCAGGCGGCTTGCTCAGTTCGGAGAGTTTTCTCTCCACGTTGGAAATTTTCTCGTTGATGTCCATGGTCACTCCGTCGCCCAGGATGGCATTTCAGTCTGGCCGTAGTCTTTAGTGGCAAAGCTCTCGTTAACGGCCCGCTTTGCAGGGGCTCGGTATGCGTTTTTATTCTGGTAGTTCAGCTTGGCGCTGGCAGTGTTGAACCAGCTTTTAGGTTTCTCGCGGGTGAACTCCATGTCCAGTCGGGTAAGCTCAGCAACGAGATCGATATTTGAAAACAGAGCTTTCCAGGAGTCGAAGTCCTTTTGGTTTAGTCTCACCACATTCCCTTCGAATGCATATCGGCTAGCCATCTGATGAATTGTTGCCCCTGACTCATCGGAACAAGTCGCGTCAGCGGCTTGGGTGTTAACAGAGGGAATCAGGTTAAGGGAATCAGGAATCAGGTTAAGGGAATCAGCAGGATTTAAATTGTTCTCTACTGGTTCTTGCACTGTACTTGCATGGTGCTTTTCTGGTGTCTCATTGTTTTCAATGACTTGAGGTGATTTTGCATCCTTCTTATCTTCCTCTTTATCGTCCTTGCACTGTTCTTGTCCGGTGCTGTCATTGTTCTCTACTGGTTCTGGTATCTCACTTGCAGCTTCTTTGCAGTGAGGATTCTGGTGCTTCTTCCAGTTTGAGATTTGGATAAATCCATCTCCATTAACCTGGTAACGGTTGATGAATTTACGCTGATATAACTGCTGAAGGAGTTCATCGCAGTCAACGTTGTCGAACGGTAGGACAAGCGCTTTAACCTTTTTTGGGCGATCATCCAATCGCCCTTCTTTGTCAGCAATAGTCCACAACCCGGCAAAAAGAAGGCGGGCATATGGAGAACACTCGGCTAATTCATCATTAGTGAAAAAGCCAGGTTTTATGTTTCTTGAGCGAGCCATTAAAATCCTCCCGGCAGTCTTGGGCCATAAATGCCCGTTTGCATTGCTTTTTCGTGAAGCTCTTCAAGGTAGGCAAGGTTGCTCTGGTGAGATTCGGTCAGGATTCCTCTTGGGCCGCCGTCTTCGATAATTATCGAAATGCCATCCCTGGAGATTTCATCAAGACGCTCACATCCGAGCTCAAAAATGAGCCTTAGTGCGTTTGTCTTGCACCCAACAGATGTTACGCAGAGCTCCTCAAACCATTCGTGAAGGTTCATTTGTATTGGTTTTGCTGCGCAGATAATGGAGTAGTTATCTGCAACTTCTTCCAGTGTTGACTTGGATTCGCAAAGACAAAATGAGCGACATATCTCATCGACAACATCCAATGAGCAGCGAAAAAACTCTCTCCCGCTATTAATCCGGTAATCGTTCAGCGCTGCATGTATGCGGGCCTCGTCGCCGCGAGGGTCATCAGAAAAGTAAGATGCCTCTACGAGAAATTTATCCGGAACGCCGGTTGCAGAAGATATCTCTTTGGCTCTCATTTCTGGCGAGGTGGTTGTCATGCCAACTTTCAACAGCCCAGGCATGCATGGGTTGGACAATATGTACACCCAACCTTTTGTATTGATGCTTTCTTTAACTGGCCCGCTAATATCTATTGGCATGGAGTATTTTGATTCCAGCCTTCTTACTTCTTCCTTTATAAATTCATACCCGCATTCTTTTACAAGATCGTCATTTAAGGGCATAATTACCTCTGTGAGTTGCTTTAAAACTCCATCGATATCTGGTCTAAATCCTCGGTCTTGCACACCGGGGATTTTTTCTTTCCGATAGCCTGATAGGCATCCTGAATAGCCCGTCCCAATGGACTGACCTCTACCGCCATCCTGGCGATGCAAAATACCGTTGCGATATCCCGCCAGTTCATCCTGCTTACCTTCGATTCATGCCACCCGGCCAGGTCGGCAAACTTCCGCCCGGTAAGCTGGGAGAGCATGATTAGCAGGTCGGTTTCAGCGCGATCGATTTCACGCGCAGTTGGTTTGCTGTAGCTTGCGTTTTCCATTTCGTAAAATTTCCATGTTGAATATGTGGTTATGTGACGCATACGGGTGTATGCACCATTGGTGTTTGTGGTAGGTATGGTTCGCTTTTCAGCGACGTAGGACGAATGTCCGTTGTGAAGTGATGTTGCTTATGCTGCTGAGTCTCTGCGCACGCTTGGGAATGGCTTGATCTCTTCTGCTGATACAGAGCCATCAGCATGAACAATTACAGTGATATTCCGCTTGCTGAAAAGGGCCTTGTTTATTGCACTTTGATAAACACCAAGAGCCTTAGCTGTCTTGGTCTGGCCGAATCGCTTAGCGTAATCCTCAAGCTTAATTCGTTGAACCATATCGTTCTCCTTAGTCCATAAGTCAATTATCACCGCCAGAGGTATTCATGTCAACACATGCGGTGTTAGTTAAATTATCCCTTCCGGTGTTAAATTTAAGCCATGAGCATGAAAAAGAAACCATTAACAGATGAGCAAAAAGAGGACGCAAGTCGCCTCAAGTCTCTTTATATGAGCAAAAAGTCATCTCTTGGGCTGTCTCAGGAGTCCATTGCTGATTCAATGGGGATCGGTCAGTCGGCTGTTGCCTCATTATTGAACGGAGTGAATGCCTTAAATCACAGCAACGCTGCCGCATTTGCGAGGATTTTAGGGGTAAGCGTTTATGAATTCAGCCCATCCCTGGCAAGGGAAATAGAGGACATGTATAAATCAGTTTCCTCACCAACAGCCGAAGGGAAAAGGAAGGAATACGAATACCCTCTTTTAGCCTCAGTACAGGCTGGCGCGTTTGCCGATGTTGGTACATACACCGCGAAAGAGGCCCAGGCATGGATATCAACCACAAAAAAAGCCAGCGAACAGTCGTTCTGGCTTAGGGTTGTAGGTCATTCAATGACCGCCCCATCTGGAGTGAAGCCCAGCTTTCCGGAGGGAATGCTGATACTTGTAGATCCGGCTGAAGATGTTAGGCCAGGCGATTTCTGTGTGGCGGGGATTTTTGGCGACACCGAAGTAACGTTTAAGAAGTTTGTCTGGGACGACGGCAAGGGATGGCTTGAGCCTCTTAACCCCGACAGATACCGCTACCAGCCCATAGAGTGCAACGAGAACTGTCACGTAATCGGAAGAGTGGTGAAGGCGCAGTGGCCTGATGAGACGTTTGGGTGATTATTTTATTTTTCACAGCAATAGGATGATTTATGACACAGTTTCAACTTGCATTAATCGCTAGAGAAGTTGATGGACAAGTCATCCATCTTCGCACCAAAGACGGATACATCAATGCCACCGCAATGTGCAAGTCTGCGGGGAAGCTACTTGCTGACTATACACGACTAAAAACAACACAAGATTTTTTTGATGAATTATCACGCGATATGGGGATTCCCATATCGGAGTTAATTCAATCATTTAAAGGCGGAAGAGCAGAGAATCAAGGGACCTGGGTTCATCCAGACATCGCAATTAATTTAGCTCAGTGGCTATCGCCAAAATTTGCAGTGCAAGTATCGAGATGGGTGCGTGAGTGGATGTCAGGAGAAAGAGCGCCTACCGAACTCCCTATCCACCTTAAGCGGTATATGACAAACCGAGGCAGGGTTCCTCATACGCACTTTTCTATGCTTAATGAACTGACATTTAACTTGGTTGCGCCACTTGAACAGGCCGGATATACGCTGCCTGAAAAAATGGTCCCTGATATTTCAGAAGGTAGGGTCTTCTCGCAATGGCTCCGTGACAACCGGGGTGTTGAGCCGAAGACATTCCCAACATATAACCATGAGTACCCAGATGGCCGGACATTCCCGGTACGTCTATACCCAAACGAATATCTTGCAGATTTCAAACAACACTTCAATGAAGTGTGGCTGCCTCAGTACGCTCCTAAATATTTTGCTGAACGAGACAAAATGGCATTGACGTTGATTGAGAAAATCATGCTACCTGACCTTGATTCCTAAATGTTATTCCCGGCCACCGCGCCGGGTTTTCATATGAAGGGTCGCAGAGGTGCGGCCTTTTTCCTGGTTAACGGCGTCACTCTCGGTAACCGGTTTACCACTATTGGTTGACCGCAGCGGTTAACGATGTCATTCTTGGTAAACTGTTTACCACTAGTGATATCGTTAACCGAGGTTGGGAATGAAAAAATATGCAATTTGGAATAACAAAGGCGGTACAGGGAAGACAAGCCTATCTTTTCAGGCCATATGCCGATACTCGGAAACTCATCCTTTAGAGAGAATTTTGGTGATTGATGTTTGCCCACAGGCCAACCTTTCTGAATTATTCCTTGGTGGCTTGGTTGGAAATGGAAGTGTTAATTTATTGGCAAGGCATGACATTAACGATCGCTGCACGCTTGGCGGCTACTTCCAGATGCGATTGCCTACGCCATATCAAAAGCCAAATTTCGATGCGCACAACTATCTTACCCACCCCAGGTCATTCAATGAGAATATCCCAGCCAATATCTCATTGATATGTGGAGATCCCTTGCTTGAATTGCAGGCCAATGCAATAAATACCCTAGCCAATCAACAAATACCAGGAACAAACGCATGGGTTAGCATTATCGATTGGATTAATGACATTATCGATGGCCTGCAGAATGAATATGATGTTTTGTTCATTGACTGCAATCCTAGTTTCTCCATATATACTCAGATTGCCTTGGCTGCGGTAGAGAAACTAATCTTACCCGTTATGGCTGACGATTCTTCCAGGAGAGCTATACAGAATGCCTTCTCTTTGATTTATGGACTTAAGTTGCCATCAGACATCTATGCATCATATGCCTTTGCAAATAAGCTTGATGCTGTCGGGAGGCCACTCCCAAAGGTCCACATGATCGCAAAAAATAGACTAACCCAGTACATGGGACCAGCTTCAGCCTATGCTGCTGTGCTTAATTCCATCGACGATGACATTCAGCAGTTACTGGTAAGTCATCCGCAAATTTTCGCTTTCCAATCTGTAAGTGATGGAGTGGTTAACATCAAGGATTTCCAGACTACCGGAGTCGTTGCATTTGCAAAAGGATGCCCTTTTTCAACGCTACCCTCAGGCAGCGTAAGAGTTATGAACCGACGAATAAAAGTTAACGCACCTTACAAAGCGTCCTGCCTACATGCTATTGATACAATGGTTAGCAAGCTCTAAGCATCCCCCACCCGGCCACCGCGCCGGGTTTTCTTTTGCCAATTTCCCGGATCCAATTTAGGCCTGCTTTCCCATAAAAATAACACTCAAACCAAGCAACGGCGCGGGTTCTAACGAGATCCACTTTTCACTAACCTTTCGGCAGCGACAGCGTATCAATAGCCAGTTCTACAGCCAAATCCACGTTATCATCCTGCCATAGCACCTGAATCATCTCTATCAGCGCCTCTCTGGACGGCTCGCGCTGCTCTACCAGTATCTGCATCACCGCAATTCCCAACACCTCAACCACCTGCGGGTGAAGTTCTGCAAAGAACTCATCTTCGCTTTTCATGCTAATCCCTCGCTTTATTTTTGACCTAACCAGCCTACCACAGGTGCGGGTGATGGCGTTTACAAAAATAAATATCGTTTAAATACACCAACTTAATCATTTGCGGTAATTTTTTATCTCCTGCGGTGTTGACCATAATACCACTTACGGTGATAATCATCCCATCAACACGGAGCACTACTCACCAGGACGGTGAACCTACAACGATTCAGAGATGAATCTACGAGGCTGAAAAGCCTGAATGACCAAAGTGAACTTTGGGATGTGGTGACCGAGCCTAAAAGTAATCGGAATCGCACTCACAGGGGTGAATCGAATCGGGATGGCGGTTGGCGCAACTGTGATAGAGCCGCAACGTCACACTCACCACATCACCAAAGTTCATCAGGAGGTCTATATGACGCGCAGAACATCTTTCAATGGTTCAGCTTCAGCCCGTCGTCGCGAGCTCCGCGCTGCGCTTCAGAGCGATGCTGCGGTAAGTTCAGAAAGAATGCATCGCCCCACCCTGAGCCGCGCTCAGATTCAGGCTAAAGGAAAGCATCACACGCCAGAGCGGATTGAGGATGCGACACCGCTGAAATTCATCGCTCAGGACGCAGAATGGAAGCGCAGAGAGTACAAACGGAATCTTGAACGTGCGGCAATCCTTTACAGCAACGAGTTCGGTCACAAGCTGCCGGATGTAAACGGCATGTGCCTGCCGGATGTGGCGCTGTTTGCCGCAGGCCATCGAACAGTACGTAAAAACGCAACGCATATTATTAAGTGAGGAATTGAAATGGACGAAAGCAAGGCATTCAAGAGCGGTAGCAAGATAATTGAGGCGGCTGATGCGGCTCTCGCAGCGGTAAGCGAAGTTCTGAAGGATACAACAGATGATGCGTACTTCAGACAGAAGTTGATAAAGGCAGCACTTGAGGCTGCCATGGCATCAGTTATCTCCATGGAGGGCTGGACGCCGCACACCACACAGAAAGCAACAGGTGAATCAGGAACAGGGATAAAGCCAGCCTGACCAACGTTCGAAAGCGCATACAAATATTGCAGCGTCCCGACTTGATAATGTGTCAGCAACTTTTTTTACCATATCCCTTACCTGAGCTGGACTCTCCACCCTTGAGCCAACGTAAGTTCCATCTGGCAAGACACTTACCCTGCCACTTTCGCCAATTATCTTTTTGCTAAAAGATAAAGCCTGCATGGCATCGTGAAGCTCATCGTACTTATCGGAATCTGCATCAAATATTTCAACGCGAACCAGATAGTCTGACATAAAAAATCCTTATTTTGACTGTGGAAAGCAAGGAACCACCGAGCCTGAAGTGGTGAAAAGACAGGCGCAACCGGAGATATTTAAATGAAGAAATTCTTTAGCAAATTCCCAGCCGCAATTCAGGGGTGGGTTATCGGCACTCTTACCGGGGTTGCCATTCTCATAGCGACGCCACCAGTAGTTATATTTCTTCGTTGGTGGTTCAGATTATGGGGCGTGAATAACTGATAAGCATCAGTGCGGTTGGCGGACAGAAGATGAAGCTTGGCGAGAAGCCGCTGATTTTAAACGTTTAACGAACTATGACCCGCTACGGCGGGTTTTTATTGCCAAATTCAAGGAAAAATAAAATGAGCAACAAAATTGTGACCTATAAGGGATTCAACAAAGATTTAACCTGCCGTGATTTTCAGTTCGAAATCGGAAAATCATATAATCACGAAGGAAAAGTTGAAGCATGCGGCTCTGGATTTCATGCATGTGAATGCCCATTCGATGTGTTTAGTTATTACCCTCCAGCAGAAAGTCGCTACGCAGAAACTATTTCGTTTGGCGTCACTGACCGTAAAGAAAATGGTGATACAAAAATCGCCAGCGCCAGCATCACTATTAAAACAGAGCTAACCCTACCCGAATTCATTCAGCGGGGAATTGACTGGATTTGGAGTAAAATTGACAGATCTCTGGAACAGCAGAACATGACTGGCGACTGTTCAGCAGCAACGAACACTGGCCACCGGTCAGCAGCAACGAACACTGGCGACTGTTCAGCAGCAACGAACACTGGCTACCGGTCAGCAGCAACGAACACTGGCGACTGTTCAGCAGCAACGAACACTGGCGACTGTTCAGCAGCAACGAACACTGGCTACCGGTCAGCAGCAACGAACACTGGCTACCGGTCAGCAGCAACGAACACTGGCGACTGTTCAGCAGCAACGAACACTGGCCACCGGTCAGCAGCAACGAACACTGGCGACTGTTCAGCAGCAACGAACACTGGCGACTGTTCAGCAGCAACGAACACTGGCGACTGTTCAGCAGCAACGAACACTGGCTACCGGTCAGCAGCAACGAACACTGGCTACCGGTCAGCAGCAACGAACACTGGCGACTGTTCAGCAGCAACGAACACTGGCCACCGGTCAGCAGCAACGAACACTGGCGACTGTTCAGCAGCAACGAACACTGGCTACCGGTCAGCAGCAACGAACACTGGCGACTGTTCAGCAGCAACGAACACTGGCTACCGGTCAGCAGCAACGAACACTGGCTACCGGTCAGCAGCAACGAACACTGGCGACTGTTCAGCAGCAACGAACACTGGCCACCGGTCAGCAGCAACGAACACTGGCGACTGTTCAGCAGCAACGAACACTGGCTACCGGTCAGCAGCAACGAACACTGGCGACTGTTCAGCAGCAACGAACACTGGCTACCGGTCAGCAGCAACGAACACTGGCTACCGGTCAGCAGCGGAAGTATCTGGATCGCAATCTGTAGCCGCATCGCTCGGAATTAAAGGGAAGGCTCGCGCATCTAAAAACGGAGCAATCGTACTCTGCTATCGCGATGAAGACGGAGAGTTAATTCATATCCGCGCAAGCAAGGTTGGCGAAAATGGAATCGAGCCTGATGTCTGGTATCAGTTAAATGAGTCAGGTGAATTTGAGACTGCCAAATAATTCGTTTTTTATTGGAGGATATTATGGAATTTAAAGGGACGCCCGGTCCTTGGTCATACAGAAAAACATGTCCGCACTGGAATAATTCATTACTGACTAATATAGAGATTAATTTCGGGAGCGAAGGAGAATGTATTGCCGACACTGTTTACGAAGAAGCGGATGCCAGGCTAATCTCTGCGGCCCCTGAGCTTCTTGAGGCATTGCAATTAATCGTGGCTGAACATAGCGGAATGAATAAATCATGCGGTCACAATGGATATGAGTGTACATGTGGCTACGACAAAGCACGAGCGGCAATATCTAAAGCGCTGGGAGGTGAGTAATGGGAAGAAAGTTTAAAGTTTGGCTGGATTCTGGTGCGAATATTGAATCCAGATACGAAGATGAAGTTGACTTGGATTTCCTGGGTGTTTCATCGGAAGAATGGGAAAATATGAACGAACGCGAACGGGATGAATTAATGAAGGATGTCGCCTGGGAAAGAATGGATTGGGGATACAAAGAAATAACTGACGAGTAAGCACATATAGCGCATTAACCAGTGCGCTATGTGAGCATAACTCGTTATCCCTTGAAGTTATTACCCCGTGTCCGGGGCTTTTTTATGGAGAAATTATGAAATTACGTGTATGGCACATCCCGCAAGTTCCAATGAAATCATTCATCGTAGAAGTAAGCAGCGTTGAGGAAGGTGTGCGAATGATGGCCGCCCTTGGAGACTACGACGCATTCCAGTACGAGAACAACATCAAGCCAGATTACTGCAATGCCAACGGACTCCAGATGTATGACGAGAGCCTTACCGACCAAGACCTGGAAGAAATGGAACTAGATGATCGCTGGGTCGATTGGTATAGCGAATGCCAGTGTTACGACGACCCGAGAGAATATCTCGAAAGCCTGAAAGAAGAAACAGCCGCGTAACAGCGGCTTTTTTATGCGCGTATATCAGAGCTAATGACGTTAGCTGCGATATGCACACAATAAACAAGGAGTACACCCATGCAGTTTGTTATGAATGCAGGGGCCACCGTGCCGGGTGGCTCAGTTAATTACATTAAATTTATGCAGCATCATCCGTCATTTCGCGTGTCGAGTGCGTCATTTGTACCGCCGCCGCGCTGGAAAAGTCTGCTGCAAAAACTGGTTGAGTTTCTGACACAGGAAGGACAGCCATGAGATTAAGTATCCGTGATATCGAAGAGTTGAAGCGTATTAAAGCAATGCTCACAGAAGACGACCACGAACGAATTTATGCCGAAGTTGAGTCGCTAACCAAATCATCAAACCCCATCACCGCCCTACTCCGCAATATAAAGCCTGATTCAAATACAGAGGACGCGGTGTCTTTTATGGAAGACCACGATATCGAATATCAGGAACAGTCGGCGGAAATGTTATGGGATTTACTGACATTCAGAGTGACTAGTGAGTACGTGATGGAAATATTTAAGCGCAGACACCAGGAGGCGGCGTAATGTCATTTAGTATCGTTGAATTTGTAAAACAACAGGAGCCTCTTTTTGTCGGCGCTCTAACTGACCAGGCTGTCACATGGGCGAAGGAAAGCCAGTTTGCTATTCAGTTGTTTCAAAAAAACGACTATCTCGCAAAAACTGCGATTAGCAATCCTACCAGCGCACAGAACGCGATTATCAACGTAGCGGCAATCGGTATCACCCTCAACCCAGCAAGCAAGCTGGCGTACCTGGTGCCTCGTGATGGCTCTGTGTGCCTGGATATCAGTTATATGGGGCTGCTTCATCTTGCGCAGTCTGCCGGGTGCATTCTGTGGGGCCAGTGCAAACTGGTTTATGAGAACGACACATACGAATCAAACGGACTGGATAAGGCCCCGACACACAAATACAACGCGTTCGGAGAGCGTGGCCCCGTGGTCGGCGGTTATTGCACAGTTAAAACCCCTGGCGGAGACTATCTCACTGAAGAAATGAGCCTCTCTGAAATCAAGGCTACCGAGGCAACCAGCAAGGCCAAGAATGGCCCATGGAAGACGTTCTGGGAAGAAATGGCTCGCAAGACCATAGTCAAGCGCGCAAGTAAGTACTGGCCTCGCACAGAGCGTCTGGATAACGCAATTCACGTAATCAACGAAGACGAAGGGGTTCATTCTGAACCGGTTATGGAGCACGTCCCGGAAAGCGAGATTATGAATGCCGAGAATGCCAGAAAGGAGGAGGTGTTCAATAAGGCTCAGTCGCTGTGTGAAAGCATGGAAGCCTCTGAGAATATGGAAGACCTGAAGAGATACTTCAAAGAGGCTTTCTTACTCACTCGCGGAATGAAGCTACAGCAAAACATCCAGGCTGTTTACGCCGAGTGCAAAGAGAAACTGGAGGTAACTGAAGCATGACCAAGCTCTATGAAGTGGCAAATGATTATGCGCGACTCCTGGAGTCAGATTTACCACCAGAGGATATAGCGGACACAGTAGAAGGAATTGAAGGCGAACTAACAGATAAAATAGAGCAACTTCTATCTATCTGCAAAAACGAACTGGTTTACGCCAATGCGCTCAAGGAAGAGTCAAGAGCATTATCAGAAAGGGCTAAGGTAAGCGAATCAAAAATATCCAGCATCAAGGCGTATATAGCGACCTCTCTGACAACTGTTGGAAAGAAAACCATCAGGGCTGGCATTCATCAGGTCACAGTTCGCGCCCCCTCAAAGTCAGTAGATATTATTGACGCAAACCTACTACCCACAGAATTTGTTGAGTATGAGACAAAAATAAAGCCAGACACCATGGCTATTAAGCACCTTCTTGAGTCTGGTAAAGATATCCCAGGCGCAAAAATAAAAACAGGGAAGCCATCTCTCATCATCAAATAACTCAGGATAAATAAATCATGCACTCTCCCACAGACAATATCAGATGTGGGAGCACCGTCATTCGCTATTACTCAGCGTATGGCGGATGGATGCTCCCGGATAGAACACTCACTAAAAACCCACTAAAAGCCCATCGCATTGCAGAAGAAACCGAAGAGAAAAAAGAAAAACATAAGCAAGCGTGGGAACCGTATGAAGTCGAGTTATTAATCAAGCGCAATAGCAAATGGACAATGGCGGTCATTGCTAAAAAACTCGACCGAACTAAATCGGACATCATTCAAATGTTAAGCGCCATATCGGCAGGAAATTAACGGAGGGTTTATGAACGAGATTGAGAAGCTGAAATCAGAGCATGCGCAAGCGCTGACAGCATATGAAGCAACAGTGCAGAACCTGAATGCAAAAGTTGAAGCGCTGGCGGCGGAGAATTCTGCGCAGAAAGATGTATTCGGACCTGGGGAGGCCGTCGTTAACTTCCTGGCTGTGGCGCTTCGTCACACTAACTATGACAACATCGATCTGTCAGATGTTTCCCTGGCATTCAAAATGTCACTCCCGGAAACACCGGACACCGACGCAGTGATTGCAGATATCGAAGCGCGTGGATATGCGAACGCAATGAGCGACATTATCGATTTTATCGATAGGCGAGCTGGGCTTTCAGAGATGAAAACGCAATGGGAATTGTCGTCTGCAATCGTCGAATACGTTAGCGAACTGCGCAGCGGCAAGGGAGAATAAAAATGAACTCAGCAGAATTAGCGAAAATACTCGACGAGCATAAAATCTGGATTGAGTCTTTCCGTGAAAGAGGAGCAAGAGCCAACCTGCGCGATGCCAACCTGCGCGATGCCAACCTGTGCTATGCCAACCTGTGCTATGCCAACCTGAGCGGTGCCGACCTGCGCGATGCCGACCTGTGCGGTGCCGACCTGCGCAGTGCCGACCTGCGCGGTGCCAACCTGAGCGGTGCCGACCTGCGCGATGCCAACCTGTGCGGTGCCAACCTGAGCGGTGCCGACCTGCCTGATCACACATTCATAATCATGGGTGAAAAATATTTCATCAGCATCACAAACGGAGAGTATGTTCGCGCCGGTTGCCAGAATCACACCGTTGAGGAGTGGCGAAATTACAGCAAACAGGAAATTGCTGAAATGGATGGCCGTGACGCTCTGAGATTTTACCCGCGCCTGTTGGATATTATCGATTTTTATATCGGCAAAGGCGAGCGCCCTGAATGGCTGGGAAGCGGCAAGGGGGCGGCATGAATCTTGAATCTACGTTAGCTCGCATTGTTGAGTCAATTGATTATCTGAAGATGGTCGATCGCCCAAAGCAGGGGCAGTTTGTTGTTACCGGTCCTAATTTTAACGGCAATCAAGGGCGCGTTGGGTACTGCGTTCAAATTCGTGTAAGCGTGGGGCAATTTGGCTCTGACATGGTTTTCTTGCGTCATGCTGATGGCTCATTAGTTATACATGAGAATCAGTGTTATATCGCGATGAGTGAAGAACAGGAATCATTAGCCCGCTCTGTGTTTATTGTCTCCCCGGAGTGTGAGGAATATGAATTGGGATATAGCGATTGTCTAAAAGTTCATGAAGTCGGATTTATTATAGAAAATTCGAAATCTCGTGGCACTCCAGACACGCCATTTACAATAGCAATAATGAAAAGCAGCGGCAAGGGGGCGGCATGAGCACGATTATTGAATTACATGTAGAACGCAACGAAGAAGGGTATTGGACTCATCCTGACTATTCTGCTCTGTTCGGCGACAGAGAAGTTATTTCACAAGAAGAGTTTCAAGCCTGGGAAAGAAAGCATGGTCTGGAAAGCACTATTACGCTGCTTGAAAATGATGGTGACGATGAAATAAGAAAACGTTATTTCGAAGATGGCGAAACTGATATCAGCGAATGGAGCCCATCAAAACCGAATGGTGAAGGCTGGTTTATCGCATCAATTCATGACACCGAAGAGGGTCCGGTATGTGTCTGGCTCAGGGAGGCCCGCAGCAATGGCGAATAAAGAACTCATGTCAATAATAACCGACATAAATGTCGTACTGGGAGAGCATCAGATAACTGATACCAGTGATGACGTTATCGCCTATTTAATTCGCAGGGATGGATATTCATCAATTGATGACGCAATCGCCAGCGGCGAGTTTAGCCCGGTCAAATACAAATACACAGTTAGAATTGAAAGGGAGATTGTTGTCGATGAGTGAATTAAGCGTGAAAGAACTGATTAAAAAATTAACCGCTGCCGCACACGATGAAATTAAATGTCGTGAAAATGGCGACACTTCTGATGACTGGCAGGATGAAGCCAGTCCGGAAAATTTATTGCGTGTGCTGGCGTATGTTGCAGAACTGGAACGCGAAAAATTAGCAATGGAAGCTGCCGCGCTGGCTATGCGTGATGATATGCGAAAGGCGCGTAATGAACTGGAATCACGCCGGGTGCGTGTTGAGCTGCCTGAAATACGCAGCGTCGAGAGAATGAGCGATATAACGCACAACGAGGCAGTATCAAAATGTCGTCATGCGTTCGTATCAGCATGCCGTGAAGCTGGCATAGAGTGCGAGGTGGTGTGATATGGCTAGTTCATTACTTGAGGCATGCAACGACTGGCAGATTCAGCGTGCTGAAATTCTGAACAGAAACCAAGAAATGAAAATGACGATAAAAGAATTAGACGAGATGATTTTACGGGCTGTTAATTACGCCAGTTTTATTGCTCATCGTGTCGATTGGGATTTTCACGAAGCAGAGAAGCGAGCGAAAGAGATAGACAAGGAGGCCGAACAGTGAGCATTAGCAAAGAGCGTTTAGAGTGGATTTCATGCATTTCTGACCGTGAAGATATTGATGATATCGACGGAGGTGAAATTCGGGAAATGGCGTGCGCCATGCTGGAACTGGAGCGGCTGCGGGCGCAGGAGCCGGTGGCACTGACCAGAGAGGACGAGTTGAGCGACCTGGTAAAGATTGGGTTCTCATACATCTTCCCGACTGGAACGGAGGGTGTGATTCACAAGCCAGTTAAGCTCTACGCGGAGCCTAAGCCGCTGGCGGTGCCTGATGAATGGACGATTCAAGATGCAGTGAAGTTTTGCCGGGAGACGGGCAGACAGGAAGCTGGCTCGGCTATGGATGCATTCAACCACTGCCGCGCAGCAATGCTCCAGTCTCATGATGGTACCCTCATCGGTGAGGGTACCATGCGAAATAGCAACTCTCCGGAAATCCCGGATCGTTGGATTCCGTGCAGTGAGCGGATGCCGGAAGAAAGCGTTGATGCTGCTGGCTGCGCAACCGGCTATCTGGTTTTGTACGAAAAAGGCAAGGAGCCGAACGGAGGATTCAATGTTGGTGTGTGGAACGTGACATATCTACGCCAATGGTGGAAAGGTATCGTCACACACTGGATGCCGCTGCCCGCAGCGCCGGAGGTGAAGTGATGGGAAAGGTGACCTTCGTCGTTGAATTTGAAGATGGCCGGGAGCCGCCAAGAAGTAATCAAACAATCATTTAATCATATGAGGCTGCCATCAGGCGGCCTTTTTATTTTGCGTTGATTTGCATAGCAGATGTGGAAAATACACAGGAGAGACAAATGGCAAAGTTGCTTACGTTGTTGCAATGGGCTGACGCGCACTATGAAACTCCGCCCTCACTGAGAACGTTGCAGCGATGGACCAGGGAGGGGCGTATCTACCCTGCCCCGGAGCTACACGGCCGGGAGTACAAGGTTCAGCATGACGCGGTGTATGTAGACCCCAGCAAGAAGAACCTCAAGCCAAAGCCTAAACACGTAAAACTGCCGAGTAAAGGCACGCTACTGGAGAGATTAAAACATGGCGAACAGGCCAGCCCGTTACGACGCTAACTTACCCCGTAACCTGACCTATCGTAAACGCAACAAAATCTACTCATGGCGCAATCCGATGACCGGCCAAGAAATTTCGCTGGGGCGCATATCACGCAAGGATGCAATCGCTCAGGCCATCGAAGCCAACAACTATATAGAGCAGAACTACATCCCCTCTACCCTGCTCGACCGCATCAAAGATGTCCCCACATTCACAGTGACTGAGTGGCTCAAGCGATACAGGGTCATTCTGGAGCGCCGTGAATTGAAGCCCAACACGATGAAGGTCAGGAACAATCAACTACAAACCATAGATGATGAATTTGGCCGGTTTCCTCTGTCCGCAATATCGACAAAGGACATCTCTGAATTTCTGGAGTCATACGTCTCATGCGGGAAGAAAAGCATGGCTGCCGGTCTCCGATCTGTTCTGATGGACATATTCAGGGAGGCGATAGTGGAAGGCCATCTTGAAAGAAATCCTGTAGAGCCGACAAGGACGCCAACGCCAGAGGTTAAGAGGGAGAGGCTTCTTCTTGAGCCATTCATAATCATCAGGGATGCCGCGTTCAGCAGCTCGTCATGGGCCGCCAACGCTTTCAATCTGGCGCTGGTAACAGGTCAGAGGCGAGAAGATGTAGCCAAATTTCAATTCAGCCACATAAAAGATGGGCGTCTGTTTGTAGAGCAGGAGAAGACTGGTCACAAACTCGCTATTCCTCTGGATTTAACACTGGACGCGGCAGGGCTGGTATTGCAGGATGTCATAGACCAATGTCGGGTTAACAACCCATCTGATTATATGATTTACTCAGCCGTGCGTCGCGGAGGAAGAAAGCCAGGGCCACTAACGCCAGATGGACTGACCCAGGCTTTTTCTGATATGAGGGATGTATCAGGATTAAGGTTCGGACCTAACCCGCCCTCTTTCCACGAAATCAGGAGCCTCGCCAGCAGGTTGTATGAAAGGGAACGCGGGGAAGAATTTGCAAGGAAACTTCTTGGTCACAAGAATTTAACAATGACGCAAAAATACCTGGACTCCAGGGGTGCTGAGTATGATATGGTTTAGACAGGATATGAAGATTTCGGGAGATTTTCGTGTCCTTTCGTGAGAGACGATAAAAACACGTTTAAAAACATACAGATAAAAAAAGACCGAATACGATTCCTATATTCGGTCCAGGGAAATGGCTCTTGGGAGAGAGCCGTGCGCTAAAAGTTGGCATTAATGCAGGCTAAGTCGCCTTGCCCTTTAAAGAATAGATGAGAGTCGCAGGTTTTCCAGTCCGGCCCCCTTTTCTGGACGAAAAAAACCGGCGCTGCGACTACTCGTCTCAGTAAAAAACCGCCATACCGATACCGGTAATGGCGGTTTTTTTATGCCAGGTCAGTTAATTACACAGTTTTTGCGCCCGCTCGATAAAGGGCGCCAGACTCATCTTCTGCCCCGGATGCGCCGGGTCGTCAATCATAATGGTTTCCAGGGGCTGGCCGGTGCTTTTCCCGTCTGCGACCCGCGCTTTCGCCACATCGTTTAACGGATACTGCATCAGGGTACTGGGATTGATCACAAACAGGGCATTACCAGTGCGACAGCTCAGCATCACCTCTTCACGGTTAAACGCCCACTTATCTTTCCCTATTTCAAAACGGCTTACGGTGATCACCTTAGGTGCGGCCAACGCCGCGCCGGAGGCGGCGAGCAGCAGCAGGGTTATTGCGATTTTTTTCAT